ATGACACAACTGGTTCGAATGTTGATGGATCAAGTACAACACCACTGCTCATCAACGGAATGTATGGGCAGTAGAATGCGGCTGCGTCAGCTTCTGAAGAACCTTTGTAACCAACCAACACTGGTGTTGAGTCAGATGCATAAGAGTCAACGAACACACGCATAGCGCCGTTCAATGTACCAACAAACTTGGTGTTTGTAGGTGCTTCGAATGTACCTTCTGTAGTACGTGCAAATGCGCTAGTTGTAGCAGATTGCAATACTGTCAAAGATGCTGGAGAAACAACAGCCCAGTTACCTGCGCCACGACGTGTACGTTGGGCGATCAAGTTAGCAACACGGTTGATCAAAACTGCCAATGCGGCATGTTCGTCACCAACGAATGTAGCTGTACCAGAAACGGTAGCTTGGTTGTATGTGAACTCAGTAGAAGCCAATGAGCGCAGGCTCAATAGAATCTCTTGGTCAATTTCAGCTGTGATCTCTTGAGCCAAAGCTGCCATAATTTCGGCTTCAACGTCGATACCATGCATAGCTTGTGCGTCTTGAGCGGCTTCAAAAGTCCAACGAGCTTGCAATTTGCGAGTCTTGGCTTCAACAGCTTGTTTCAAGATTTGAACGGAGATCTGACGACCACCGTTGCCTTCAAGGGTTGATGTTGGAGCACCAGAGTAACCTTGAGCGGCTGTTTGTGTTGTTGCGGCGTTATCAGCACCACGAGCGCCTGCAGAGTATGCTGTAGCGATCTTGAATGGTGACAATGCTTCTTCACCAGCAACTACAGAAGTAGCGGCTGCTGTTTGATCAGTCATTGTAGACGCATAGCGTACACGCAGAGTGTGAATCTGACCAACTGGTCCTGTCATTGGTTGTACACCAACCAACTCGTTAGCAATAACTGTTGGCATGACACGACGGATAACTGGAAGAATCACACGGTTAAGTGTGGCAATGTTACCTGCTGATGTTGAACCAGCACTTGCGTTTTCTTTTAGGTACTTACGTGTATTCTCTAGGATCACGTTCATCGAGTTGCGACGGTTACCTTTTAGACCTTCGAGCAGGGCTTCTTTAGTCTCGTCCCAACGACCTTCTAATAATTCTTGTGACATTTAAGTCTCCTTAATTTTCTTAATTCAGTCCTGCTAAACGCTTGATGTCGATAACATTGTTTTTATCTTCTTCAATCGCTTTGACTGTTTTATCACCAGTTACAACACTAACACTTTCACTAATCACCTTTTTAGCTTTTGGTGTGGTATTAGCTAGTACAGCTGGTAAGTACTTTTCGTAGGCGTTTGTCAAACGGTTAGTTTGGACGCTTTCCAGTAAGTTTTTCATGACTTCGCGCTTCTCTTCGTTTAGAGGAGAAAGCAATTCCTCCATAGTACCTTGACGTACATTGGATTCTTTAATCATTCGAACTTCACGCTCTTTGGATTCAACTAAAACTTTAGCATCCTTGGCGATTCTTGTGGCTTCCGCCAGTTGACGTTCTTTTTCTGCGATTACATTGTGCAGTTTACGCATTTCAACTTTCTCATTTAAATGAGTGTTGCTGAATTCGGCTGCATACGCTTCAAAGATTTTACGTCCAAAGTTATTCTCTCGAGCAACTTTGATGTCTTCATTTAACTGTGATAGTTCAGCTTTTAGATGATGACTAACAGCTTGGCTCATCTTAGCGGCACTTTCTTTTACGAAACGTGACTTTAAGCTTTCCAATTTTGCACGAGCTTCACGGACTAGACGAACTTTGGTTTCAACAACGTCCTTCTTGTCTTTTGCAAACTCCTGGATCTCTTCTGCAAGAGCCATAACAATGAATTTTTCTAGTTTTTCTAGTCCTTCATTGTGTGCTTTACGGTCTTTACGTAGTTCGCCAATTTCTTCAGCAAGTTTAGAAACCATAAAGTTGTTAAACTTTGTAGCTGATTCTTTCATCTTGCCTTGGAACTTAACGCGGTCTTCAGCAAGATTACGCTTTTCAGCGGCCACTTGCTCAAGTTCTACTTTGAGACCTTCTGTTACCATGCGATCTAGAGCTTCTACCATTACAGTCTTATCATGCTCATAGCGTTGTGCAAACTCTTCACGTAGTTCTGCACGTACCATCTCACGTGTCTCATTTAGCTTGGCTTCCCAAGCTTCAGAGATCTCGCTACGAGTTTCCTCGTTGATCAGGTCGCTATCTAATAACGGTTTAATAGCATCTAGCATGCGATTCTCCTCAAATCTTGAGATCTTTGATGAGCTTAGTAATTTCGCCCTTCAAATATCTCTGTACTTTGTTGTCCTGGCCAGCGTCACGTGCTATTTCTAGCACACGATGTCCGTATTTCATATTCATCAAGCCTTCATAGATGGCTTTTGGATATGCGTTAGGCGCACTGGGTTGGGCAACCACATCTACAGTGACTATTTCAAAGTCACTGACATGTCCGTTGGCCTCGTTTACGTTTCCGGAACCGCGGCTCGAAACTCCTAATTTAACACCACTTTCCAACATAGTTTTAACTAGTTGACCCATTGGTGTTGGTAAAATTTTTAACTTGCCGAATCCGTTTGGACCATCCATCCACATGGATGTGATCATATGACTAACTCGATCAAGATTAATTTTAAGATCGTCAGGGTGATCTACCTCACCCATAACAGAATAACCATTGGTAATCTGTTCATTTAACGTGCCAACTGCACGTTCAATTTCGTTAACTGGGTACACACGTTCGTTGGCGTTTTTAACTCCGCCCTGAATGCAGATTCCTACCATGTGGAGATCCTTACCTTCGCCCGAGCCTTCAACAATAATGTTGGCCTGGTTAAAGGTAAGATTTTCTCTAAGGTAAAGAGCCATTACCTGTAGTCCTTATTTGCCAATTACTGGCTTAGTATTAACACCAGCGGCTTGGCCTAATTGTGGCTTTGTGGCTGGAGTTGGTCTTTGAGTTGATTGTGCTGGTGTGTTACCAACTTTACCAATCAAATCTTTAGTGGCGTTTTTGTATGCGGCTGTGTCGTGATGACCACCTTCGTTAGCACCGGCATGCACTGGCTTGGCCATTGCACCACGTGCGCCACTGTTGGCAGCTACTACACTTTTCTTGTTGTTAGCTTCTTCACTGTTGTTTGGTTTTGCAACAGCTTTTAAAGTAACAGCTTCTTGGAACATACCTTCAGTTTCAAACTCGTCATCAACAACTTCTTCGTCGCTCATGCCGTCGTCGCCCATGTCGTCCATTCCGCCCATGTCATCCATGTCATCCATGTCATCCATGTCATCACTGCCTTCTTCGTCACCCATTAGGCTTTCAAATTCGGCCATTAGTTCGTCTAGTTTGTCTTCAAGGTTAACCACACGGTCTTCGAGGTTTTCTGCAGACTCTTCGTCTTCCATGCCTTCTTCGCCGTCGTCTTCGCCTTCAAAGCTTAAACCTTCTTCTTCAACTTCAATATCATCAATCAGCTCGTCGGCTTGATCACCGCCCATGTCGGCTTCGTCAAGTTCTTCTTCTGATTCATCTAATTCCTCGCCCTCAGACTCGTCGTCTTTTACTTCCTCTTCTTCCATCATTTCTTCATAGATGGCACGACTTTTTTCTACAACAATGTTGTGGAAAAGCTCGCGAGCTTTGTCGTTTTCGTCATTAATGACGTATTCAATTAATTGTTCAAATTTACTCATAAGATCCTCCAATGTAAATGGCTCTGTGCTTTATTTAAGACAGATGCAATAAACTGGGTAGATATAGGGTAAATTTTCGCACTTTTTGACAGAAATATTAAAATTTTGTCAATTATGCCATTGGTTGCGCCGGTGGGGCGTATTGTTGTTGAACTTTTTTAAGTTTTTCTTTGAACTCATAGGTACGAACATCGTTCATACGTCGAAGCTTATTAATCTGTCGCAGAGTTAATTTAGTCTTACGAAGGTCTCCCAATTTAGGTTGAGAGTTGTCTTGTGCAACTTCTTGATAAGCGTCTGGACTACGTTGATAAACTTCGTTTAATATCATAATAATATTTATACCGCAGGCGTAGGACCGGGTGGTGTGATACCCGCGGCTGGTTGAGATCCAGGGGCAAGTCCAGCTTCTGCACCAAGATCTGGAGTTGCTTGCGCATCAGCCATTTCTTCACCGGTTTGAATATCAGTTTCAAAATCAGCTGGTGTAACGCCCACACTACGTAGGTCCTGACCAGTTGAGCCCGGAGCATCAGGTTGTGCTCGCTCTTGATGCCAAAGTTCTTCATTTTCTGCAATTTCTTCTTCGGACAATCCAAGATAACGTTTTAATAAGAAACGTTTTGATAGATAAGGAACTTGTTCTAATGCACCAAACGTGCTGACTCTTGTGGTATCTAATTCAGCTTCGCGGTAACTGGCAAAGTTCTGTGGCGGATTAAACTCAATACTGAATAGCCCTGAGTCAATGTTAAATCCTCTCCAACGCATGAACATTTTGAATTCATCGTCAAGTTTTTCTACAACTAAACGTTGTAGTCGTTCACAGTACTGGTTAAAACGGTATTCTTGTATGAGCGCAGTACCCACACGACCATCATTCATTGGACGATCGCTGTCATCAGGACCTGTGGGCAAATAGCTCGAAGGCACACGCAATCCACGACACATTTTGTTATTAAAATACTTTAAATCGTCGATTTCGCCAAGATTTGAACCACCGGGCAGGGTATCTACACTTGAACCACGACCGTCTGCTGTTTGTGGGAAGAAGTAATCTTCGTTGATACTCAGTGGGTTATAGCTTGAATCCATGACATTTTGGCCGCCGCCAGTATGACTGGGAATTCTACGTTGGTGAATTTCGTTTTTAACTCGTTCAACAAAGGCCATGGCCATGTGACTTGGCATGTTACCCACGTCAATTTTAAACACTCTACGTTCAGGAGCACGGGCCACACGATAGATAAGAACCGCATCTTCCAACAGTTCTTTTTGTTTAAAAACACGGAAAATTGTTTCCAGTACGCTCATGCCAAACGGCCAATAAAAATCCAGGCCTTCGCTTAAACTCAGGTGTACCACGTGTTTTGCATCAATAACTGTTTCATTCATTGCGGCACTAAATCTATTGCCGCCAGAGCCGCCGGCACCAGCGTTAGGTGCTGAGTAATTGTAGGGTGCTGTATAACCAGTTGACGGTGGATTACTCTGAAAGTCTGTGGTGGTTTTAACTGCTATTGAAAGATTCTGAAAGTTTGGATTAATGTCACGAATTACATACTGCTCGGGTCTTTTGCCTTCACTTTCGTTGACAATAACTCTAGCTACTTTGGTCATGTCTACCCAGTACATTTCAAATGTTTCTGGATCTCGTACAAACACTTGATCTCCGTATTTTAATGTGTTACGGAAAATACGGAACATGCGCTGATCTAACTTGTTAAGCTTGACCCATTGCTGAAGCTGTTGCTTGATAATACTAATTTCATTGTCTGTGGGAGTTTCGTTGTACTGTACTTCAAAAGGAGTTGAGTTGTTTTCGTTCTTTTGAGTAGAAAATTCTGCCAGAATATCAAGACACGCATTGATCTCACTGTCACTGTCCATATTTTCGTATTGGTTATAACGCTCAACACGATTTGGATGGCCAGTGTAGACTTCGGGCAATCTGCTGGCATAGTTTCTGTAAACAATGTCAGCATGTCCTTTCATAGGATCTCTACCATCGTTACGACCGTAACCGGGTAGACCGTCAGAACCTTTTCCTGATAAAGGACTCAGTTCACCATTTGAGTTGGCAACTTTAAAATATTTTTTCCACGACATAGTGCTATATTTACCGTTAGTTTTGACTTACTTGAAGTATTTTACTGCTGATACTAACATTGTCTCTCTGGGCTTGTACCATTTCTTGAATGGCACCAATCAACTCAGGTGTTACTGCGTTGCCTTGTGTGGACTGTTGAGTAAACATTTCTTTAAAAGAATTTGTAAACTTTTCTAGTATGCCAGTGACTTTATCTTCAGTAGCGGTCTGAGTATTTTCCTGCAGGCCTTTGACCAGTTCTGTGATGACTTTTGAGTTTTCGTCAAACAAGTTTTGTTTGCCGACTTCGCCTGTTTGCCAATCTCCAGTTCCCCAACCTGTTCTAATTTGTTGTCGCTTGACATAATCTTCGGCCAACACTTCCATTCTAGACAATGGATCTTCGATACTGCCGCCGGCCATTTTTCCAGCCTTGATTGCGGCACTATCTTGTTGTCGAATCATTTCTCTAATTAGATCGTACTGGCCTCTCAGTGCTTTTGATTCTTCGGTTTGTGGACCGTTTAGTCCTTGCACACCAATATCGTTTTGTGCTGAAAATACTTTTCCTTCCGGTGTTGCCAACATGGCCCGCATGAAATCCCCAGGTTCCATTTTGCCATAGTTAAACTGTTTTTTCATCTCTGGCATGGCAGCAAACATTTCGTCTACTGCCATACTGAGCTTATCAGCAACACTTCCTAATTCAATAGCAAGGCCGTCTCCTTGCTTGTTCACAGTCATTCCGGGGATTAATGTTCTAAATGCATCTCCGTATGTTTCAATTAATTGTTGTATGCTCGGAGGTTCAAATTTAACCGGTGCCATGGACTTGGACATTTCATCAACTATGTCAGATATGTTAATACTGTCTGTTTTTGATGGGTTTAGCGTTTTAAACATATCCTTGTATGCATCAACTAACTGCTGTCTATCCGGCTTGTCAAATTTAACTGGTATGCTTTTACCATCTGACATTGGAATAACTGCTTCTGTGCCGTGCAATGTTGCAGGATATCCTTTTGTTGGTCCTGAAAATACACCACCATCTGCCGCAGATACAATTTTTCCTGTTTTAAATCCTTCAACTCTGCTGATGGCTGCTAGCATCTGTTGGCGCTGTCCAGAATCAAGTTTGTTTAATATAGTACTAGGATCAACACCTACTGCACTAGCTACAGACTTAATATAGGCCGCGGTGTTGTTTTCATTGGGAGGTGCATATCTGTTAAGAGCATCGGTGATGCTTAAATTAGCATATTTTGACTTTGATCCAAACAACAACTCTTCTTTGGCTTTGGTTCCATCAGCTAGTGTTGGAAATACTGCAAATCGCCCGTCCGACCCAACTGCACCAAACGACCGTGCAAATGCACCCATTTCAAGATTGCCTGGATTGTTGTTGCGCCAGTTACGTACACCTTCTCTACGTTGTTTTTCATCGTCTGTGGTCTGTACTTCTGTGAATCCTGGACCGGCACCTGTCACTGCTTTAATAGGTTTGTCTGTGGTGGCTTTGCCGCCTGTTGATCTAGTATCAGCGCCACCACCTCCGGGTTTGCCTTGTGCTCCTGGTCCTACTGGTTCTGAACCAACGGCACCGCCAGCTTGTCCAGCACCTCCAGCACCACCCGACGGTCCGGCTACTGCTGCCTGCCCACCACCTGTGTATTTCTTTGTGCCAGCATCACCACGCCCAGTTTTTTCTAAGTAAGCAGTATCAGATGCAACACGTTCTTCTTTGGCTTTAGCAGCCGTGTCTTGTATTGCTTTGCCAGTTTCTTTGGCACCCATCCACTCAAAGGCCTTGCCCAATGCGGTGCCAACTGTTTCAACAGTTTTAGCAGTAGCAATCGAAGCTTTTTCACCAAGTGTGGCTTTTTTCCAATTTTCTTCGTCTTGTTTGGTTTGTTCAGCGGCAGTTTTTTGCCCTGGTCCTGTACCACCTTTACCACCAGCAATTCCTGGAATTTCTATTCCTGTGGTTTTAGAAACAAATTTTAAGAATTCATTTAATGAGGTAGTAAATTCAGAAATAGCAGTGGCCGCTGCTGGCATTAATGTGAAGCCTAGATTTTGAATCTGTCGACTCAGTTGCTCCATGTTTTTCTGGGCTTCAACTGTTTTGTTAGTTAACTCATCTTGTCCAGCAACCTGTGCATCCTGAGCCTTTTTAGCTTTTAATACACCGTCCTGCATTGTGGCATTGTTCAGGTCACTGAGTTCTGAATACTTTAAGAAAGTACCTGTGCCGTCACCAACTGCTTTTGCAAAATCTCGCTGAGTCTGAATGTTATCTTTTGTAGAATTCTGTAGCTCTTGTATGGCCTGATCTCTGGTGATCTCACTAGCTTTTAAGCGTTCAATGATGTCGGGTAATGCACCAGCTGTGCTGTTAAATCCTTTAATAGCGGCTTCGCTACTGGTAAAACCCGACGCTTGATCTCGAATTGCCTGTCCCAGTTCAGGAGCAACTTTGCTGATCTGAGTTTGGAAGTCTAAAAGTTCTTTGGCAGCGCCTTCTTGACCATTGGCCACCATTTCGTCATACTGAGCACGGAATCTACCTTCGCTGAGTGCCGCATCCTGTTGAGCCTGAATTTCTTTTCTACTCATGCCAGTTAACTTGGTCAACTGATCTAGTTCTTTGGCGTATTCTACAGCACCTTGTGATAGTTGCTTTTGTGTTTTGTTCTGTGCTAGGCCAAGTCGTGTTTGCTGTGCAACATAAGCACCTGATGCTTCACCTATTGCATCTGCACTAAAACCAATTCTACGTAGTTCATCGCCGGCTTTGCTGTCAACAATACCACCAACAATCTTGCTAAATTCTTCAGCACCATCGGCTGTTAGTCCACGGAATCTGGCCAACGAAGCTGAATTTTCTTTGATCGATTTTTGGAAGCCGTTTAGGCTCATGCCAGAACGTAGGAACTGCTCCTGAACGCCAGACATGCCTTTGGCAGTTACTGCACCTACATCACTTAAATCTTGGAATGTTTGAGTAGTTTTCTGTAACTGCTCAATGACAAATTTTGTACCTTCAGCGGTGGCTTTTACAGCCGCGCTCATTGCTTCGCCAGCAAACGGTATGGCTTTGGCCATACCTCCCAGTGCATTACTAACTGAATCAATTAAGGGATTTAACTGTGTAAATCCTTTTGATCCATCTCCTATATCAAGAGCAAAGCGGCCCAGTGATTTAGTTACTTCTTTTGAACCATCCTTAATAGCCGATTTAAATTGATCTAGATTCTTGGTTGATCCGTTTAACGCTGTGTTCAGTTTTTTCAGCTCATCGTCAGTGAGCTGGGCACCAGATCTAAGTTTGTCAAAGAGGGCTTGTAATTCTTGTTCGTCCATAATGTAGGTGTATAAGTACTGATATATTTATGGTACCCAAACATGACACAAACAGCTAACCCACTAAAGCAGTACTTTAGACAACCGTCAATCTATATTAGATTGCCATCAAAAGGTAAATTCTGGAATAGTGAAGCAATTACTATTCCGCCCAATCAGGAAATTCCCATTTACCCAATGACCGCAGTTGATGAAATTACTACCAGAACACCCGATGCTTTGTTCAACGGGTCTGCCATGGTTAAGATTTTTGAAAGTTGTTGTCCAAACATTAAAGATGCATGGCAGGTCCCTAGTCTAGACGTTGATACGCTACTGGTGGCAATACGTATTGCCACTTACGGTCACGGCATGGACATAGGTACCAAATGCCCCAGTTGTGGAAATGAAGATGAATATCAAATTGATCTTCGAGTAGTACTTGAAAATATTAATTCTCCTGACTATGATGTGCCTGTCAAAGTTGGAGACTTAGAAGTGTATTTTAAACCAATGACCTATCAGGAATTAAATTCAAATAGTCAGATTCAATTTGAAGATCAAAAACTAGTAGCAATGTTTCAGAATGCAGAAATACCCGAAGAAGAAAAACTGAAGCAGTTGGGCGAAGCATTTTTAAAAATTACCAGTCTTACAATTAGAAGCATTGCTCAGAGCATTGGCGTAATTAAAACACCAGGTGCTCAGGTCAACGAACAAGAATTTATTGTTGAGTTTTTGAACAACTGTGAAAAATCTGCGTTTGGTGCAATACGTGACCGTGCAATTCAACTCAAACAAGAAGCTGAACTAAAACCAATTAAAATTAAATGTACCAATTGTGGTAATGAGTATGATCAAAACTTTACATTGGATATGTCAAATTTTTTCGATTCCAACTCTTGAGCCTGGACTCTGACCGCGTCATCAAGCTTGTTGACCGGATGGAAAAAGAGTGTGATCAAATACGTGAAGAGTCCATAAAGTTTGCCTGGTACATGCGCGGCGGCCTGTCCTACGAGGATGCCATGTCGTTGGCCCCAAACGAAAGAAAAATTATCAATAATTTGATTAAAGATAATTTAGACACTACTAAAAAATCTGGATTACCTTTCTTCTAATGGAACTAGAACAAGTCAAACAAGATATAGAACTGTGGATTACAAACTTCTTAGAAGTTCCACATCCTGCATTAGGGGGATTTTCTCCTTGTCCTTATGCACGGTCAGCACGAGTAAAGAACAGCTATGCAGTTTATCTTGGAGCCGATCCCTACTACGATCTTAAAAATTGTGGGCGTCAAGGCATGGGCAACCGAGAAGTTATTATCTATGTGTACGATCCAACAGAATGGTCACACGATATGCTTGCTGGTAGTATTGAATTGGTTAACAAGGAAGTACTGTTACCTAGAGACATGTTGGCACTAGAAGATCACCCAGATGATGTTGAAATGATCAATGGTGTGTGCATGAATCAAGGCACGTATGCATTAGCATTGGTACAAAGTCTAAGTGATTTAAACACCAAAGCCAAGCAAATGGCTGACAAAGGATTTTATCACTCTTGGCCTGAAGAATATCTACAAGCCCTGTTTCACCACAGACAGGATCCAAGGAAAACATAATGTATAGTGTACATCAACCGTGGGATCCATTGCAAGTTTGTGTTGTGGGTAAAAGTTATCCTCCTGAGTTTTATAGCTTTATAAAAAATCCACGATTACGCAGTTTGTTTGAACGTATTGCTACTGAAACTGAAGAAGACTTTGTGAATCTTGTGACATTACTTGAAAAGTTCAATGTAAAGACTGTAAGACCAAATGTACCCACAGTACAACTAGATCGGTTACTGACACAAAATCGTCGCATACCTGGCCCTGTTAGCATGATTCCAAGAGATCAGATGATTATGATTGGATCAGACTTTTTTGTGTTTCCTTACGACAACATCAGCATAAAATCATCAGGACGAAGTATCATGCCTCCTGGTAATTGGACTAAAAAAAATTACAACAACTTTAAAGGTCCTGATTGGCCACAAGAATTTACTCCATTTGATCAGCTGCCAGTTTGGATCCAAGAAGAATGTAAAAACTTGTTTCAGTTTGAGTTTAAACCTGGTGACAATTCTGATGAAATTATATCCAAGGCTAGTGAGTTCGACTGGTGGGAACCGGTTACTGGTCTTGTGAAGTCAGCTGGTAATCCTATCATTGAAAATCAATATCATGACATGTTAAATCAAATTCCAACTAATGGAATCACCCGTATCGGAAAAGATTTATTTTTTGGGATATCTGAATCTGCCGATATCGACAAAATCAAAAAACTAACTGAACATTTTTTTCCAGACTTTAGAAATCATATTGTGACCACTGGTGGACATATCGACGGTTGTTTTACTCCTGTTAAGCCTGGTCTTATTGTGAGCATAGAAGATATGCCTACCTATGCAGATACATTTCCTGGATGGGAAGTTGTATACCTGAGCGGAGAAGGCTGGAACAAAGTGAAATCATTTTTGGACCTTAAAGAAAAAAATCAAGGGCGTTGGTGGATCAAGGGTAGTGAATACGATGACGAACTGATTGAATATGTAGAAACATGGTTGCAAGATTGGGTAGGGTATGTTGAGGAAAGTGTGTTTGATGTAAATATCCTTGTGATCAATCAACAAAATGTCATTGTCAACAGCTACAATGAAAAAGCATTTGATGCTTTTAAACGTCACAACATAACTCCTCACATTTGCCCTTTGCGACACAGATACTTCTGGGACGGTGGTGTACATTGTGTTACCTTGGACCTGGACCGAAAAGGTATCCAGCAAGATTTTTTTCCGGATAGAACATGACTTATCAATTTGCCAGAATTGACCTAGATAAAACCAATTACCTACCCACTGTTGGTTGGAATTACATCACTGATCGTGATGAAACCACACTCAACAAGCTAGATGAAATATACAAGTACTACTGTACCTACAAACATTTTTCATCAGTAATGCCTATATTTCACAGTCGCTATCAAGATCCAATGGCTGACATCATTGGCTACTACGACAACGCTGAACTGGTTGCATTTAGCCTGATACGTAGATTTGACCAGTATAACGCACAATGCGACCAATTTGCTTGGACCTATCATCGACCCAAAATGCGACTAGGCATTGAAACAATGAAAACAGAATGTGCTATCTATAAACAGCGTGGTTTTAAATTTTTATACTTAGAGCAAGCACATTTATACAAACAAGATATTGATGGCTTTGAGATATTAGGTCCGTTGGTGTAATGTATCAGATTAACAGCGAATGGCATAGACTAAAAACCTGTGTGGTTGGCCGCAGTTGGAGTCCTGAGTTTTATAGTTGGATCAACAACGTTGAGATTCGAAATCATTTTGAAACAATTGCCAGTGAAACCGAAGAAGACCTACATACACTAGCAGTTAATCTGAATGCTCTTGGAGTACACACGCTTAGGCCAACAGCAGGTGTTGTTGATGTTGATGTTGACAATCTACCAAAGGCGCCGTTGGCAGCCAGGGATCATTTGTTAATGCTAGGAAATAAACTTGTTAAATCATTTTACAATAACATAGATCCGGATTTTTATAAAAACATTTCTGATCATGTGATTGCTCAGGGTAATCAAGAAATAGAAATTAATCTACCATCAGTGTGTGGTGCCACTGTTTATCAATTTCTCGACTGTGTATTTTATTCTAATAATAAATCAGCTCATGAATTTTTACAAAATAGAGCCAGCAATAAAAAATTAACAGCTTTTCATCAGACTGGGCATATTGATGGATGGTTTTGTCCTGTTACACCAGGATTGATTATAGCCATAGACGATCCTGCAAATCACCAACTACTAAAACTATTTTTTAAAATGTATTTCTATGATTGGGAAATAGTTTATATCAAACCCAGTCTAGAAAAATTACCATCATTTAAGAATTGGCAAGCAACACACACAGGATCTTGGTGGTTGCCAGGGCAAGAAAGTAATAATAAACTCACAGAGTTTATTGATTGTTACTTTAAGAATTTGTTGGGTTATGTAGCAGAAACTGTTTTTGAATTAAACATGTTGATCATCGACAATAAAAATGTAGTGATCAGTGGCTACAATCAACAAATATTTGATGCACTCAAACGGCATCAAGTTACTCCGCATGTTTCACAGTTTAGACACAAGTGTTTTTGGGACAATGGTCTGCATTGTGTAACCAGCGATCTTCACAGAGAGGAAATATAAAATGGACTTATACACAATTTGGGCAAACAAAGAAGGCGATATCTCAGACTTAGACTGGGTCAACGGAATGAAAAGTTTCTTTGATCATTTGATCTCCGAAGACAAGATGGTATCGTACAGAATCACAAGATGTAAAATGGGATTCCGTAGTATTGCCGACATGCCAGAGTGGATGATACTCATGGAGTTTAGAGACATGGGTCAGATGGACAATGCGTTCAAACGAGTAGCACCACTCAAAGGAGAACTCGAAGAGAAACACAAGTCATTCAATCAGTTTGTTGCTGGTGATATTCAACATGCATTGTTTAGAGATTGGCCAGATACTAACTTATAACGGCTTTATGAGAACTTCGTTGAAGTTCTATTGATTTCGCTATCGCTCATCAATATTATTATAAACATCGAGCGAAGTGAGATTACAGTTATTATCCAGATTCTTTGGTCACACTTTGCCCGCACAGGGCAAAGATTAAAAGCATTATCCGAGTTCGAATAGCCACATAGCGTTACAACATTACAGAGGCGGTTGTCCGGTACCTCGAGTTGCGTCTTTATACAACGGCAATCAATATAATATACGCTAACATACTATATTAACCTGCAGAATCACTTCTGCGTCTTTTTAGCCTTTAAATTCTTTTCAAACAATCAAACCGCGGCAATTAGCGATCGTCATCCTTTCGGGTAGTGATTGAGTGCTTGCTAGAGCGGCAAGACTTCCGTCCCTGTGATCCGAGATCCAGGTCTAGGGCACACGAAATTGACCTGTGCGAGTCGTAACTGCTTAAAATTAAATGTTTTTAGACCAAGTTGGGTCAAATTTATTAACTAGCTGCCGGTAAAATTTTAAATCTTCTGCTAAAAAAACGTACAACAATTCAAAAGTTTTTTGTTTTTTACGGATGTGTACATTTTTTAATGCCTGGTAAAGCTTTAGTTTTTTTGGGTTGGATTGATGTAATCGGGGGTCGTCAAGTGGTAGCTGTATATTGTAATTGTGTTTTTTAAACAAATGCATCATTGATTGTTTTACTTCGTTGTCAGACAAGTTGTCAGACGGAATCCAATGTATCTTATTGATAATACCTTGATATTCGACGGTGTATGGCATTGTGTGTATATCAGTAATCAGTATGTCAGATGCTATGTTAAAAAATAGTTCTTGCTGTTCTAAATTGTCAAAATTATCAAATCTAATTCTTTTCCAGAACCACTCAGTTAAGCCTTTGAGATATCGATCCGTTGGATTCATGATAGCAGTAAAAACAATGTGCTGATCAAAATTTACTTTGTCCAGGGTAATTTGTTCCCACCCTATACGAGTAAACAAATCATGATAGTAAATAAATCCGCATTTTGGCACAGGTATAAACACCAAAGAATGATGTCGGTACACCACTACCCTGGACCGATGACTGGCAAGCCAGTAATCGGAATCTTCAATTTGATTCAGTGTTGATTCTAGTCCATGCTGTTGATAACATTCGTTTTTGATACTATCGGGCAATTTTACAAAGTCACTGTAGGTTTCAATAAGTTGAGGCCAAGACAAATCTTTGACATTGTCATAAAACTTTTGTAAAAAAATTTCACTCATAGTTTTCCTCTAATATGACTACCGTGTACTCTAACTTGTATATGGCCGTTGTAATAATCTTGCGATTCTAATACTCGTCTTGAAAATTGTTCTCTTGCTTCAATGTAACTGCATTCTGATTTGGAGTTGCAATAATAAAGTATTTCTCTGGTGAAGTTTTCGGTGCCTAGTTTGATTACGTCTGCGGTTAATTCTGGGCTTGACCCGTAGTACTCTCTCCAATCTGAATCAATCTTCGAGCGTATCTTCTTCCGCTTTTTTATGCCGTTTTTTTGTGTTACTGTTTTGTATGTGGTTTTTGAAAATTTTGCGAGTTTTTTGCCTATGTACTTGCGACCAGTGAGATTATTTGTAATCAAGTAAACAAATCCAACACACTCTTCGGGCAATGTCTCAACTGGGGTGTCTTGAAATAGCCATGTCATATGTTGTGTGTGATTTATCCTTGCTGTATAGTTATCATCTCCGTTGATCTAAGTGTAAAAATTTAATGAAAATCTAATAAGGTTTCTAAGTTTTCAAAATCCTGAGTGTTGATGACATTCTTGTCAAGGTTTTGTAAAATGTTATATAAAATTTGTAACTCTTCTCTGTTACGAGTCTGTGGCCATCCTAGTTTTACACTTACTTCGTGTAACTCTAGTCGACGACGGATGCGTTCTTTTAGTGTGAGTGTTGGGTTTAATTCATTTACCCATCCAAAGCCCAGTGCAATGTCACGAAGCCCTTGTGGTAGGTTATGAAAACGTTTGGCAAAGTCTGGATCAGTAATTAGTTTTACTTTTGAATCACCAGCTAGCTTGCCTTCTTCACGGAACATACCAGTGTACCCCCAACGTACCATGTGAATCACTCCTGCTCGAGCATATTTTTGATACCGGTGTAAAAATTCAATATTATAATTATGGTCTTCCAATGTTTCAACAGGGTATCCAACAAACATTAAACAAACATTCTTAATTCCGTAATATGCTGACTGTGCAAAATGGAAATCAATATCTGCATTGGTGTGATTTTTACCCATGTGTTTTCTAACATGAGGACTGTAAGATTCAAATCCAGTGACCAGCATATTACAACCAGCCTTGGCCATTAACTCCCAGTCTTTTTCAGTTTGATCAAATCTTGTTCTACAAATAAACTGACCAAGATATTTTATTGGTTCTAAACTGACGTCTTGTTTTTTAGCTTGTACTAATTGCTGATTTACTTCTCTCCACATTTTCATATTACCGTTGATTAAACTGTCGGTAAAGTGAAATAGGTTGACATTGTATTTTTTCTTTCCGTTGATAATTTCTTTTACAATATCATCGGCACTACGAGAAGTATACTTTGGCCACATGTCTGAAATACTACAAAATTTGCAATTCCTAACACAGCCTCTTGATGCAGTGATATAAATTCCCGGCTCAGATGTGTAATAGTAATTTGATGGGTCAATGCCTTCGTATTCAGGATGCGGCAGCTTGTCTAATTTACGAATTTGAACTGCTGGGTTTCCGTTAACTCCGTTGGAGTTATCATTGCCATTTAATAATTCAATGATGGCCTGTTCACCTTCTCCTTGGATGTAGTAATCAACTAATCCGGTCTTTAGTGCATAGTCAGCAAACGTTGTGGCATCTAATGCCAGCGGGTTCTTGGTTAAATTTGGCAAACTTCCTGGCCAAGCATAGCTACCTGCTCCGCCTATGACAATTTTACAGTTTAATTGATCTCGTACCTTCTGCAACATCACACTGGCAGGGATAACACTGAATCTAGTAAACACAGAAATCCCAACCATGTCAGGCTCAAACTCAGCTACAGTTGTTAAAAATTGATCAATGGTGTCATTTAATATTTGTTGAGTTTCGGGTTCTAGTGTATATTTTTTGCAACGCCAGTATTGTTCAAGTTCAACCCACACATCTGTAGTTACATTGCTGTGTAAAAACAAATTAAAATCATACACGTTACATTCCCAACCAGCACTACGTACACAAGCACTTATGGCCGCGGCGGCGGCTGGTGGTCTTTCTAACTCTTGACTTGGTACGTTGATAAATGCAAATCGTTTCATAGCTGTATTAGTTCTTTTATTTTTTCTACTAGATCCTCACAGGGATCTAAACTGCCACGAAACTTCCAAACACGATCAGGATCTTTTTCTAAGAAACCAATGACTTCTCGTTTATTTTTTTCTTCAAAATACCAATCCCAAAAATTAGAAACCCAATTAAATTCTATTGTTCCGGGAAAATTATATTGATATGGGCTAGTAATAGTTATCGGAGAGTCTGGAAACTGTTGTAGATACCCGCTAAAGTAATCAGGGTAATAAACAAAATCAGTTAGTATCCAGGGTTCTAGTTTGATTTGATTGCATCTAATATTAAGGATTCTAAATTCTGTATCAGCAACAATATTACCATTACTGTCTATTACCGTATCGTTTTCTGTCTTGCCGCCAAACACAAGTTTTAATTGTCCTAGGTCTTGAATAATAAATTTAGCATGTATCAATGGATCTGACAGGTGTGTCTTTTGGTCATCTACCCGTAGGTATCCTGGTGTGCGACCTTGTGATGATGCTATTTCTAACTCAAACTCAAGCATCAGGCCATCTCTACATCATTGTTATAGGATGTAAATCCATTTTCTTTTACAACACGTAAAATATTTTCTACACGACCAGCAAGTTCATCTCGGTGACTTACTAACCAAATACTTTTATGACGTTCTCTACTCATCTTTTTAAGTAGTGCAAGACTGTTTTCAACACCCTGGGTATCCATACCTGAATCAACAAGTTCGTCAATGAACAACACATTGATTGGATGATATAAGCTTTCCCAAACATCACGGAATGCCCAGGACATTGACAGTATAAGTCTATTGCGTTCACCACGCGATAAGTTATCAAAGTCTAAGTCACGGCCCAGTTCGGTAATTTCAACACTGAGATCATTTTGAAATACAACCTGATGCGGCAACCCAATTTTATCTAGATAGTGCGTTAGTCGAGCATTTAAATAACTTAAATTTTGCTCAATAATCTTTTTGCGAATAAAACTATCTTTTGAAGTCAATAACTTCAACAAGAAGTCTTGATGTTCTTGCATTCTGGTTAGATCATTTAATCCAACATAGTCAACCACCTGCAATGCTTGTTCTTGCATGTCGCTAATTTGTTCAGCATACGGATCTTGTTCTTGTTGCTTGCTATCAATCTGTGTTTGTAGGTTGGCCAATGTAGCACGATGATGAATAGCATCTTCTTCGTTGTCATAGAACATCACTGGAGGTTTGCCGACTGCGCCGATATCATCTAACTCGTTTTGAATTTCACTGACTTCGGTAGTTTGCTCGGTGCATCGTGTTCTTGCATCAGCTAAGTCAGTGCGTTTATTAGTCAACACTTGCTCGTGTTTCTCATCATGAAATGCCTGTCCGCAAGTGTGACAGGTATGTGCTTCTAATGAAACAATCTCATCAGACAATTTTTTAATTGTTTTTTCTTCACGTTGAACTTCTAGCTTTGCTCGACTTAGTTTAGTTTGCAAGTCGTTGAATGCTTTTCTTCTATTATCCCAAGCAGTATGTTCACGGTGTGCAGTAATTTCTGCATCAATATCAATCTCTTGTAATGCTTCTAACGCTGTCTGTAGTTTGGTAATTTCTTCAGCTCGCTTGGTAATCCATAATGTTTGTCTACGCTTTAAACTGTCAATTTGTTCTTCAATCCGTTTGTTTGCTTCTTGAACTGCACGTATTCTAAACTCTTCCTGGCTGATAGAGTCCTTGGTTTCTCTGTTTAATTCTTTAATACGTTCAGCCTTTTCACTCAGCAACGTTATTCCCAACAACTGTTCGATCAAAGTTCGCTGATCGTTGGCTTTGAGACTTAAAAAAGGTTCAGTATAAGTGTTAAGTGCTAGAATATGTCTAAACATATCGTGACTCATACCAAGTATGTGTTCAATAGCATCCTGTGTTTCTCTGCTGTCTCCTTGGCTATCGTCGGTGATTTCTTGTTCTTGACTGTTGACATAAAACTTCAACACGTTGGGTTTTCGACCACGCTCAATTCGATAATTTTTCCCACTCACTTCAAAATCTAAACTGACCAACATGTTTTTGCCATTGGTCTTGTTAACAAGATTGTCTTTGCGAATATTGGTCAATGCCTGCCCGTATAATGAATAGCTAAGAGCATTGATAATAGTAGTTTTACCGGTACCGTTCCGACTGCCATCTCCACCAAGGTCAAGATTCTCACCTAGCACAAGTGTAAGATCTTTACGATCAAAATCAACGGCTTGAGTAGAATTACCCACGCTCATAAAGTTTTTAACAGTCAGAGTTTTAATATTAATCACAGTTGTATTGTACAGTATTTTAAGAGAAAAGGCCAACCATAACGGTTGACTGCATTATTCTTTTATTGTGTTAAAAAAGTTTCTTAACAAATTCATGTTGACCTTGAACCCGCTATAGTTGTCTCGATCTAGTCTGGAATACTTGTCAAATTGTAACAATTTAAATTTTTCTTTCATTGCTAAATTTAATTTTTCAAATTCAACTGCGCCACTCCAGACAGCAAGATATAATTTTTGATTTGATGCATCCACACAAATATCAAAATCTCCATCACAATACGGAACAACAGTTTCGTGTATTTCGGGAATTGTAAAATATATTTCGTTAATCCTAAATAAATTTTCTCGACCCTTGTGTATGTATCCTGCGATGTTATCTCCGATCAGTGTATCCTCAACAACTATATCTTTAATACCAATTGAATCCGCAGTAACAGAAATTTTATTTTCTACACCGGTGATTGTAAAAAAATCTCCATCTGTTGGTGGATACCAATCGGGACGATATGTGGAAAGATCCTGGCTCTGTTTAATATGCTTGACAAACAACGGACCAAATGTTTCATTGGTTCCAAATAAACTAAGAATCTCCTGAATGTTTACTTGTTTTACTAGTTTAATAAATTCGTTGCTGACATGAAACCCGCCGACGATAATTGAAATATTATGCTTAAACTGATCTCCAGACTTGGTCATAATAGAAAATACATTGTCGATTAGTCCTTTATAAGTTATTGCTACTTTGGAAATTTCTAATTGTTTAATCAGCTCAATGAATTCTTTAATATTTTCCCAACGACCTAACGGAAAACTATAATGCTCTTCAGATGCGTGTATTGACGGCAAGAAGTGGGTCATTAATATAAATGAATGATGCAGATTTCTTGTGTGACACACAGAATTATTTTTATAACCAAGAACATCAATATTTCTCACAGCAATTCTGTGCAGTTGTTTGTGTGTGTATTTCAATGGTTTGGGAATCCCAGTGCTACCACTGGTAGTTGCATGTACCAGAATAGAATCTTCTGTACAAAGAACGTTATCTACTAGATATTTGTATAATTGATCATCTTTGATCTTATAAGAAAAGAAAGCCTGGTCAGAGATAATAGATTTACAATATCGTTGTGCCATGGCCGATACATTAGAACTTTTTTGGTTAATCTCATCAATGATGGCAGCATCAAACAGACCCTGTTCTTGAGTCATGATTTCCAAATGTTCTACATATCCAGACTCGTCTGTGGCTTTTTCGGGAGGAGTAATGATTTCAAGACCAAGCTCGGCTGCCGCAAAAAACAAACTGGTATATAAAAATCCAATGGTGGAATCATAAATGCAAATTCTGTTACCTGGCCTTAGATTGTACCCTTCGTACAAAATAATTTTCCAATAGTTAATTGTGTCGTTGAACTCTTTAATATTGTAGACTTTATCTTTGTTTAGACATTCAACAAAACGAATACGTTGATTGATAAAATCTCTTGTGATTACTTCTTTCATTATAGACTCTGGTAAATGTTCAACAGTAATTTTGAATCGTAAAATTCTGATTCAATGTCTGTGATCTGTTGTGTGACAATTTGATCAACACTTTCAAATTTAATTTCACCTGGTGCTAAATCCAAAGTTAAATCTTGATTTTTAACTGTAATTAGGCCAATTTCTCTAATGGCATGTTTTTGCATGAACGTTTCTTTGATGAAGTTGGCTTCTTCGTAGCTGATATCAATATCAAGTTGAATTCGAACATGCATGTTGTCGCCGAGCAATTTGTTATTTTCATCTAGCAGTTCGCTGAGTTTGTGAACACGGTATCTTGGTTGGTCCTGCCATGCGTGATATTCTACAGGTTTCCCCCATTCTAAAATAGCACATCCACGTTTGTCGTCTCCAGCATCGGCAAAATTATGTGGGAAACAATTGCCAATGTAATTGATGTTTTGTCTTTTTTGTCTTAGGTGAAAGTGACCGCTATACACTTCTTCAACACCTGTAAAGTGCTCTGCTTGTAGTTCGCCATGATCCGGCATCTCTACCATGGCATTCATTTTAAAATGTGGTAATTCAAAATGTCCGAAAACATATTTAGCTGACAGTTTTGAAATGCGCTTGTGATCGTCTCCCACCAACCAGGGAGCAATAACTACATCGCCTTGCTTGAACCAATCGTTGACAATCTGTATGTTGGGTAGATGTTTGGCCCATTCGGCACCGTGAATATCACGCTTGTCTCTGTAGTACAGGTCGTGATTGCCAGGAATAAAATAAAACTGATCAAATGCTTTAGACAGTTTTTCCAACGCTCGCAGACTAAAGTTCAAGGTCTGTAGATTAATGCTGGCTCTATGATGATGCCAGTCGCCAAGGAACATGCCAGTTTCACAGCCCTGCTCTTTGGCCTTGGCAATAAACCAGTCAATAAAATTTTCACAGTCTTGGTTGTGTGCCAGGCTATTTGACTTTAGTCCAAAATGAATGTCAGTACAAATAGCCGTTTTACGAAATAGATTAGTCATCTATTGATTATACTACTCATCCAAGCTAGATACAACCGGTCCGGATAATGCAGCCATGCCAGCCTTGCCAGAATTTTGTCGAGTCCAGGATGGATTGAGTCCGTTAATTTCTAAAATATCATCACGGATGTTCTGCATCTTTTTCTCAATATTCAAGACACGAGTAAAGCTATTAGTGATAGCGGCAGTATAATACGCAAAAGGGTTCTGCGATTTTGATTCGTCGAATTGCAATCCGATTTGACTGAGTTGTAGCAAGGCTTGTCCCCGCATTTCTTCGTTGTAGGTGTATCCACGCCAGTTGCTCCTTGTAGCATATCTTTCACATAACTTCATAAACATTGTGGCCAGCTTACGAGTCATAGTACCGTGATCTCGACTGTATTCTCCAGTTTCGAAATCTCCCTTCCAGTGACTTCGACCCACAACGTAAGGTACTTTTTGGTCTGTGAGTCGATAATGCCAGAATGGTGGAAAATTAACACGAACGTGTGTTGGGTCACCAACAGGCTCAATAACTTCTGCAATTTCATCAAGCACAGAGTCAACCACGTCTTCTTCTAAATCTAAAATATCTTCAAGCTTGCGCTTTTTTTGCTGGCTTTTTGGAATCTTTTTAGGAGCCATTGGTATGTGTTCCCAACAGGTGATTCTGAATACAAGATCGGTATTGGGGATTTTCTTTTGATCAATGACCACGCCAGTTTCACGTTTAATACGGTCAGCACGATTGCGTCTTGCGTCGACAATGGTTTTTTGATTAATTTTGCTAACGCTGGGCAAGATAATATCATATTGATGATCGTTTACAGGATCTAAAAACGAACAATATGTATTCTTACTCAAATGAATTTCTTTCAAAATATCTCTGTTGTTGAGATAATTGACTTTTTTTGGTGGTGTTGGTAATAATGACATTCGCTAATGTGCCTCCTAAGTCACGTATTGTAGCATATTTACAACGCTTGTCAACCTTTATCTTTAACTATGCCGTTTTTATTTACGGTAAATAAGGTACAAGGATAAAGATATGCCTTACATATTAATTGACGGTCGATTACAATTTGTCACCAATGCTGAATATACATCGCTTACTGCACAAGGCAGTGGGACTACAGTTCCTATTGGCGGTATAAATTTACAAATTAACAACGAAGAACCGATTGTTATTCCAAATACCAGCGACAATTCGCCTGACCAATCATTTTTTGAAATTGCTGAATTTGAAGCGGATCCTCAGCCAGTGGATGAATTTGCCGGTATTGATGAACAAATTGCAGCCAATGAAAATGACTTGCAAGAACCACCATTGTTGTCTCCAGAAGAAGTCGACGAAGAAATTTTCAATGCCGGCATTGATGTAGATGCCGAAATAGAAAGAGCCAGGGACGAAGGTGTTGACAACTTTGAACCAGAAGATGTGGATGAATTTGCCGGTATTGATGAACAAATTGCAGCCAATGAAAATGACTTGCAAGAACCACCATTGTTGTCTCCAGAAGAAGTTGATGCTGAAATTTTCAATGCCGGCATTGATGTGGATGCTGAAATAGAAAGAGCCAGAGACGAAGGTGCCGACCAGGCTGATGGCGAGCGTGAGTATGCCACACGAGCTCTTGCGCAAAAACAAGCAACACTACAGGCCCAAAGAAAACAGGCCAACGATGGTGACTGGCGTGTAAAACTTCGCCTGGCACCGTCTGCAAATTATTTGTACAAAGCAGAAGAACCAGGAATATTACAGCCATTGGCAATCACAGACGGAGTAGTATTTCCTTACACTCCACAGATCAACACCAACTACCAGGCCAACTATTCAACTTACGATTTGACACACAGCAACTATCGCGGATACTTTTATCAAAACAGCTACGTTGGCGAGATCGCTATACAAGCAACATTCACAGCACAAGACACCTACGAAGCAAATTACCTGCTGGCAGTGATACATTTTTTCCGTAGTGTTACCAAAATGTTCTATGGTCAAGATGCTGAACGAGGTGCACCTCCCCCACTGGTATATCTACAAGGTCTGGGCCAATACCAATTTAACCTAGCACCTTGCGTGGTCAGTCAGTTTACATATAATTTACCCACAGATGTTGACTACATTCGTGCAGGAAGTACAAACATCAACGGCACTGATTTACAGTTTCGCAGAGACAGACAAAACCTGCCAACAAACCCATTTTCATCAGCCTGGCAGAGATTGACCACTGCTGGATTGAGCAAGGGCGGATTGTTTAGTCCTCCGGCACCAGCAACATTGGGCACAGATAGACCAACGTATGTTCCTACTAAAATTGACCTAAGCCTCACGCTATTGCCAATGCAGAGTAGAGAACAAGTTAGTAAACAGTTTAGTCTCAAACAATTTGCCAATGGCGATCTACTAAAAGGAGGATTCTGGTAATGGCTGTTTACGACTCAACCAGTCCGTACTTTAACACAAAGTATACGCAATTCTATTTGGACATGATGGTCAATAGATCATTGCCAAAAGAAAATGACGACAAACTATTTCGCATAAATCAAACGTACCAGTACAGACCAGATTTGCTGGCCTTTGACTTGTATGAAAACGCCGGCCTTTGGTGGGTATTCTATCAACGTAACCCAAACACACTACAAGCACCACCCTGGGACTTTGAAGCAGGAAAAAAGATTTACGTTCCTAAAATTACTACCTTACGTGCCGCACTAGGATTTTAAATGGCAACTATACCACCAGATGACGGTCCGGACAGCGCCGGGCAAATTATTATTAATGCACAGATTGCACAAGACGATGGTGCCAATTTCATACAGCCCGACACAACTGTCAGTTACTTAAATGACGAAGGGGAAATTGTTCCGGGACCGGAAGATCTAACAGATACCAATGCTGACAGTTACAATGAAGACGCAGACTTTGGTACCGACGCTGAAACCAGAGAAATAAGCGACACTCAAACTATACCTCCTCCCACTGCTGAACCGTCCATGCCTGAAGAAGGGCTACAAGGTGAAAACAACGAGGAAGCAGCCAATGGCACACTTGCTGAGGACATGGCAGGTCGACCAATACCGTCAAGATCATTGGGACCATTTGCTGCCGGTGACGACCAAACAAACCCCACACGAGCAACACTAAACAATTTGTTTGGTGCCAATAAAATTACACCCAAGCCCAACGAACTCAGTAAGTTTGTTTCTTACACTTACAGTATCAGCATGTATATTCTAGGTCCTGAAGAGTTTAAAAATATGGTGCGCACAAAGCGCAAAACAGTTCCCGGCAATCAACTACTGATGCAAAGTGGAGGAGCACCTGTGTCATCGGGACTTACCACTACATCAAGTGTTCCGCTGTCGTTTGACGTTGAAGAAATGACCAGTGCATTGTTAAATCCTCAACAGGCATCACTGGGCAGAAATCAATTTTTTCCTTTGGATTTTTATATTGAAGATGTAAAACTTGAAGGTGTATTAAATGGCAAAGGCACCAATTCTGCACACAACACTACCAAGATGACATTTAAAATTGTTGAACCCAATGGCATCAGTTTACTAGACAATTTATATGCGGCAACTCAACAGTATGTTGGAAAAAAGACTGGCGGCAAACAAAACTATTCAGCACAAAACTTTTTAATGGTAATTCGTTTTTATGGATATGACAGTAACGGAACACTAGTCAAAGGGTCGGGTACCAAGAGTCCAGATGGATACAGTGATTCTAATGCTATCATTGAAAAGTTTATACCTTTTCAATTTACCGGGATCAAATTTCGTATTGCCAACAAGTTAACTGAATATGAGTGCGAAGCAGTTTGCCCACAAAATTTAATTGCTTCAGGTCAAGCCCGTGGAGTAATCCCTTATAATGTTGAATTAACGTCAACCTCTTTAAAAGAACTGTTGGTTGGCAATGCCAACTTCTCGACTATAAATCAAACAGGCGGCACCAATGGTAGGGAACCAAGGTCAGACACTGGCCCTCAATATTCTGCCGGTGCTGGCCGTGGAAGCACAGCCGGGTTACCTCAAGCACAGCCCGAAGAAGGTGTAATGGTAGTAGGAGAAAACGGAGTCGAAGGAACTAGCACAGTGGATGCTGGTACAAGCCCAACTCAAAATTCAGCTCCGCCAAAAGCCAGTGCCGCGCCTAACCCGACTATTGTGTCTGGTCTAGTCAATGCATTAAACAAATACGAACAAGAAAAAGTTAAAAAAGGAATTTTTAATGTTCCTGACCAGTACGAAATTATAATCACTAATTCAATTTTAGAAAGTGCTAAAGTTGTTCCTCCTGGCCAGACCAATAAAAAGAACACTCCTATGATACAGGCAACCAGTGCTGATCAACAGGGGCTAGGAGAAAAACAAAGCATGAATACCACTGGAAAAACAACTAGTATTCTAGCAGGTAAAAGTATTGTGCAGTTCATAGATGAAGTAACAAGAACCAGCAGTTACATCACAGACCAACAGATTAAAATTATCGACCCAGTTACAGACAAAGAAAAACCACAAGGTGTTCCGGGCAAGATCATGGGCTGGTACCGAATTGGTTTAGAAGCAACTCCTATCAAGTATGACGAAAAGCGCAGAGACTATGCATATAAGATTACCTATCAGTTGAGCCCTTATGCTGTCAGCGATGTTAAAAGTGATTACTTTCCGAATAGTGCATTTAAAGGAACACACAAAAAATATAGCTATTGGTTTACCGGCGAGAACAACGAAATACTAGATTTTAATCAAGACTACAACTATCTCTATTACATTGTTTCTAACACTAAACAAAAACCACCCACTAGATTAGTTGATTATCGTGAATACGAAAAACGTGCATTCCAGCCTCGAAGCAATCAGACTGATCAGGGCATTGAAGGTCGTGTGAATGAACCAGGCGCCAACGCTGCCGATTACTTGTATAGTCCAGCCGACCTAAGCAGAGCACGATTGACCATTGTTGGAGATCCAGCATGGATTCAACAAGGAGAATTATGGTCGGGTGTTGCTGGCTTAAGATTCAACTACGGACCTTTCTTACCTGATGGAACTATCAATACAGAGAGTCAAGAAGCATTGTTTGAAGTTTCGTTTAACAAGCCAGTTGACTATAATATGAACACAGGTATAATGGACCCTGGCACACAGAACTACAATGCAAATCGCAGTATTGGACGAGCTGGAGATGCAAGACACAGTTATGTTTACAAAGCAGTTAAAATTGTCAGTAACTTTAGCCGAGGCCGTTTCACACAAGACTTAGAAGGTGTACTAGTTACATTTCCTGTGCCAGACAATTTGGCACAACAGATTGCTGACCAAAACGCTGAGTCAAACCAGCAGGCAAGATCTACATCAGCAGGCACATCTCGTACAAGAAGTATGTCTGGCGCAAACTCTGAAGAGGTTGACAACTCAGCTGAGGAGTATGATGACACTTACAATGAATCGATAAGTGATGACACCGCCGGAGATGAATTGGACACCGGCAGTGAATATTACGATGACCAAGAACCCGATTATGCTGAAGCAGATGAGCCACCGGACTCGGGAGGCGAAGATGTGGGCGTACCTCAGGATTTTCAAGCTGAGGAAGAAGACGGAAATGTCACAGAAGAACCGTCACAAATTATGGATAGAGAGTACTAATGGCTGATAATATTCAACGTACCAAAGGCCGCGGTGCCGGCTATAAGTTTGATCGCGGAGGCACCCCTACTGAGTTTGGGCCGTACATTGGCAGGATTATGAACAACGTTGACCCCACCAGGTCAGGACGACTGCAAGTTTATATTGAACAGTTTGGCGGAAGTAACCCTAAAGATAAAAGTCTTTGGCGTACTGTAAGTTATGTTCCGCCATTTTACGGAGTTACTCCTCACACAGGAACTAATGTTGGAACTGGAACATTTACTGGCAATCAACAAAGTTATGGCATGTGGTTTACTCCTCCTGACGTTGGTACCAGAGTTATTTGTATATTTGTCGCTGGCGATCCAAACCAAGGATATTATATTGGGTGTGTTCCTGAAGAAGGAATTACTCACATGCTACCAGCAATTGGCTCTAGTAAAAAATTTCAATTGTCAGACAGTCAGAAAGCTTTGCTTGGATCAGCTACACAGTTACCAGTAACAGAAATCAACAATACCAATTTAAAAATTTCTGAAAATCCACGATTCTTTGATCAAGCCAAGCCAGTACACTCGGTTGTTGCCGCAGAAATGCTACAACAGGGATTAATTAATGATACCGTACGTGGACCAATCAATAGCAATAGCCAGAGAGAAAGCCCGTCAAGCGCCTACGGTATAACAACTCCCGGTCGACCAATTTATCAAGGTGGACTTGCTGAATCTGATATTAAACAAAAATTACAAAGTGGCGCAGTAAGACCACAAGACTTAAAAGTAATTGCTCGTCGTGGTGGTCACAGCATTGTCATGGATGACGGAGACCTCGAAGGTAAAGATAATTTAGTTCGTATTCGGACCAGCAAAGGCCACCAAATCACAATGAGTGATGATGGCAATTGTTTTTACATTGTGCATGCCAACGGTCAAGCCTGGATCGAGCTAGGGGCCGAGGGCACAGTTGATGTGTACGCTACAAATTCTGTAAACGTCAGAACACAGGGAACTATTAATCTTCATGCAGACAAGGATGTTAACATCTATGCCAAGGAAAATTTCAACGTAAAAAGTGGAACAATCAAAATTGAAGGTGACAAATCCTTTGACTTGCTGTCAACCAGTGCTATCAAAATGTACAGCAAAGCTGATATTGGAATCACTGCCGACGGGTCACTGGTGCTTAAAAATGGCAGTTCAGGTGGATGGGATGCCGGTGATAGTTTGGTATTGGTAGCAGGCACAATTGATTTAAATGGTGGTACTGCACCCTCTCCCCCGGAAAATCCAAAACCGTTTACAGATTACGAGCTACCAGATACTTCGTTTGGCCCTTCAGGATGGACGTCAACTCCGGGTAAACTTAAAACAATTGTCACTAGAGCACCCACACATGAACCTTGGTCTGCACACAATACAGGGGTATCTGCTGATGTGAGTTTTGATGGCGAAGGTGGAGATGCTGGCGGCGGTGATGGAACAGCAACAGACGTTGCTGGTGGTGATGTTGGCGCTGTAACAACAACGGACATTGCAGGCGGAGGCAATATTGAAACTCCTGCAGAAATGACAGTAACAGAAACTAACAATCAATTAATTTCAAACCCAATTAATTCAGCAGACTTCCTAAGTCAATCACCTGCTGAAATCAGCCTAGGTAGCTTGGATAAAAGCCAGGTTACTGGATTGTTAGCATCAGCATCAGGAGCGTCAGGACTTAAATTAGACTCAGTTGACCCTACAAAAGGTATTGGCAAGTATGGACTGAGTCCTAAGCAATTGGAGTCGTCGGGCTTCTTAAAGCCAGGAACGGTACAGCAATATCTGTCAGACCCTGCTAAACTACAATCAGTGTTGGCAAGCCCAACAGTTTGGACTGGTAAAGGTGGTGTAGGTAACTTGAGCAAGTTGTTGTCCAGCGATAAAATTCAAAATATGGCACAGCAAGAACTCATGACAGGGGCACTAGCAGGGCTTAAATCTTCAGGATTGGCCACAGGTAAAGAAAGTCCAGCACAGCTAGCGGCTCTTGTACAAAGTACAACAAAGTTTGGACTTGATGCTACCAAAGCCTGGAGTAAAGGTAATGCACCAGCAGCCATTGCTTCAGAATTTAATAATCTAGCCAAGAGTGCTAGTCAAGCCGCATCGTTTGTTACTGCCAAAGCTGGCGAGCTTGGTGCAGTTGGACAACAGGTAACAAATGCAGTTGGCACAGTAAAACGTGCAGGCCTTGACAAAGCATTAACAAGCATACTTGGTGATCCAAAAATTCCAACACCAAAATTTGGCTGATGATTTCTAAAATCCACCAACCTCACGAAAAATAACCAATAAATAATAGCATGCCTACATTTATTGGTTTCAGTACTATCAATCAGTACAAAAAGTTTACCCTGGTTGACTTTGAGTTAATCAAGCAAGACCTGTCAAATGCTCTCAACATTCAGCAAGGTGAGCTGCCTGGCCGCCCAGGATATGGTACTATAATTTGGAGTTTTATATTTGAAAATCAGACTCCTGAAACGGAACGTGGTATTCTTGCTGAACTACAACGTGTAGCAGGTGGTGACCCAAGAATTTATCTGTCAGATGCATCAGTTTATCCACAGCTTAATGGGATACTAATTGAAGTTGCAGTACAAGTGGTAGGAAGTTCAACGGCAGAACGATTGGCCATATTCTTTGACCAAGAAACTCGTAGAGCAAGTTTTATCTAAAACTACTCAGTTTATACAAACCATAAATATGAAAACAGTGAGAGAATATGGCAAAGACAGCAAGACAAACCGCAATATTTGGAGTTGAGGACTGGAAAAGATTATACCAGACCTACCGCGAGGCCGACTTTCAAAGTTACGACTTTGAAACACTACGCAAGAGCTTCGTTGACTACCTGAGACTTTATTATCCAGAAACATTCAATGACTACATTGAAAGTTCGGAATTTATTGCATTACTTGACGTTATGGCCTTTATGGGTCAGAGTCTTGCATTCCGTAATGATCTAAACACTCGCGAAAACTTTATGGACACCGCTGAACGTCGTGACAGCGTTGTTCGTCTTGCCAATCTTATAAGTTATACTCCAAAGCGTAACGAAGCCGCTCAAGGATTGTTAAAAGTATTCTCTGTGTCGACCACAGAAAATGTTGTTGACTACAACGGAATTAATCTTTCAAATGTTACCATTGATTGGAACGACCCAACAAACCCAAATTGGTTTGAACAACTAACACTGATTATTAATGCCAGTCTAGTAGACAGTCAAAAATATGGGCGCCCAGGCAATAAACAAACGCTTTTAGGCATTGATACTTCTGAATATGCAATCAATTTAGTACCTGGGTTTTTGCCTGTCATTCCTTATACCACCGCAGTTGACGGCGTCAACATGCCGTTCGAAGCAGTCAGCGGCACTAGCCAGGGCAAAGACTACATCTATGAACCAGCACCTCGTCCTAATGGCGTATTCAATGTTATGTACCGCAACGATTCGCTGGGGTTTGGCAGTGAAAACAATGGATTCTTTTTCTTATTTAAACAGGGTGTATTGCAAAACCAAGACTTTAACCTAGCTGAAGCACTTCCTAACCGCACAGTCAACATCAATATTGAAGGTATTAACAACCAAGACTATTGGTTATATCAACTGGATAATATTGGTTCTATTGCCACTGAGTGGAAATATGTTGAAAGTGTCTATGCTGCCGCACTTGAACAGCTTTCTCCTGATCAACGCAAAATTTATTCTATTACAAGTCGAACCAATGATCAAATCACCATGACATTTGGTGACGGAGTATTCAGCGAAGTCCCAGTGGGCTTTTATCGTACCTATGTTCGTGCCAGCAATGGATTAAGATATATCATTAATCCTGAGGAAATGCAAAGTATTTCCTTGCCTATCAGCTACATCAGCCGCACAGGGCGCCTGGAAACAATTACATTCACATGCGGTATTACAACTCCAGTAAGCAATGCCGCTCCTCGTGAAACCATTGATGAAATTAAACAACGTGCGCCTGCTCGTTACTACACACAGAACCGTATGGTCAACGGCGAAGATTACAACAACTTTCCGTTTACTTTGTATAATAGCATTATCAAAAGCAAGGCAGTGGCACGGTCTAGTACAGGCACCAGTCGATATGTAGATTTTACTGATATCACCGGCAAGTACAGTTCCACTAACATTTTTGCATCTGATGGCGTACTATATCGTCAGAACGTATTGCCAAGCTTTGACTTTGCTTGGATCAATCGCAACGACATTGTTGATACTATTGCTAACAACATAGAACCAATTCTTCCTGGCCGCAGTATGCAACAGTTTTACTATGCGAATTATCCTCGCCCAAGTTTATCTGTATTAAATTTTGCCTGGAACCAAAGCACAACTGTGGTTAGAGAAACCACTGGATATTTTTATGTTGGCACCCCAACCTCTCCACAGTCTATTGGTAGCTATGCCAGTAACAATGCCAAATACTTAACACAAGGATCATTGATTAAATTTGCCGCTCCGTCAGGATACTTCTTCGACGCAAACAACAAGCTAGTTGCTGGAGTTCCATTACGTGCTGACGAAAAATTAATTATCTGGGCAACAATCATGGCAGTGGTGTTAGACGGAACTAACCAAGGTCTAGGCAACTTTCCTGATGGAACTGGGCCGGTTATTTTAAACAATTTTGTACCCACCGGCGCTCTTGCAGTAGAAGTAATTCCTAAATTTATTGACGATTTACCAAGCACAATTCGTCAACAAATGTTACAACAGATTGAATTGTTTAGAAACTTTGGGTTGGGTTATAATAACTTAACATCGACCTGGTATCTGATTACCAGCTCAAACCTACACCAAGATGCTCCGTTTAGCCTTTCTTATGCACAAAATACCGAAGGATTAAATCTTGATGCTTCCTGGCTAATCCAATTTATTACCAACGGGGTTTCTTACACAGTGGTTTCTCGTGGGTTGGATTATGTTTTTGCCAGTGTACTACAAACACGTTTTACCTTTGACGGCAACGAAAGCATCTATGACAGTCGCACTGGATTAGTAATTGATGATTTCATAAAAGTATTAAAAACAAACTCAAAACCTGACAGCAACCAACCGTTGACCAGCGATGTTAAAATGGATATTATTGCACAGCCAGTACAAAGCGACGGCTATGTCAACGACTACGAAGTTATTGTTAGCTATGTTGATTCGGATGCTGATGGCGTTGCGGATAACCCAGACTTCTTTGATGAAATTGTTGCACCAAACATTGATCCAAATTCAAAATTAATATTTTTAAAACAAACAGTTGATTTTGATAATCTAGAAAGATATCTACCAGTTGAACCTGGCATTGTAAATGCTCAATACGCAACCAAGAATGACATTGAGGTAGTTAAAACTCAATTTGTTGGTGGACAAGTATTTTACGCATATGACGAAAAGGTATTTTATGAGTTGGTCTTTACAGTAGTAAATGGAATTGTACAACGTACACTAGTGCAAACAAATATCTACAAGGCTAGAATTGGCAGACAAACACTTGGATTTCAATATAGACATAATAGTCCATTGACTAACATTATTGATCCAGGATCAACCAACATCATTGACTTATATTTGGTAGTTGCGGAGTATTATACTGCTTATCAGAATTACATCAAAGACACCACAGGTACTGTTCCTGAACCAAGCCCACCAACAATTTCAGAGCTGTCAACAGCCTACGCCAAACTAGATGACTATAAAATGATTTCTGATAATCTAGTACCTAACACAGTGGTCTTTAAGCCATTATTTGGCCCCAAAGCCGCAGCCAGTCTGAGAGCAACAATTAAAGTTGTCAAGGCACCAAAAGTAACAGCCACAGTTAGCGAAATCAAGAGCCAGGTTATTGCAAATGTAAACAATTATTTTACCATTGATAAATGGGATTTTGGCGACAGCTTCTTTTTCTCAGAATTAGCCGCATATCTACATACACAAATGGGTTCTATTATCAGTTCAGTGGTTCTTGTTCCATTGAACCCATTGAAAAGTTTTGGTGATTTATATGAAATTAGATCAGCGCCAAATGAAATTTTTGTTAATGGAGCAACAGTGGCTGACGTTCAAGTGATTGACGCACTGACACAAAGTAACATTCAAAGTCAAACTCCGGTGTCAGGATTATATCCTGTTAGTGTTAGCAGTACCGGAAGATTAAACAGCACACTAAGCCAGACAGGTGAATATTAATGGCAACACGCAGACGTACAATTGACCTTCTTCCAGAGATTTTTCGTACAGACACAAACCGAAAGTTTTTGTCTGCTACATTAGATCAACTGACACAAGAACCTATCACAAAGAAAACACAAGGATATGTAGGACGTCGTGTTGGTCCAGGAGTTAATCCGGCAGATTATTATGTCACTGAACCAACAGCCACACGAACAAACTATCAATTTGAACCAGGTGTTATTTTCTTAAAGCCAGATACTAGCACAGCTATTGATGCAATCACATACCCTGGTATGGTTGATGCGTTAGAGTTGCAAAATGCCAATGTTACCAAACAAGATAGACTCTTTGAAAGTCAATATTATTCTTGGGATCCATTCTGCGACTTTGATAAGTTTTCAAACTATAGTCAGTACTATTGGCTACCGCAAGGCGTAGACAGCGTTGACATTAGCACAACTGAAGTTCCACTGACTGACACTTGGGAAGTAACTCGTGAAACCAACGATTACACATTTAGCGATGTGCGAGGCAAAGATCCGATCATCACTGTTGCACGTGGCGGCAGTTATCAATTCACTGTGAACCAACCTGGTAGCAAGTTCTGGATTCAAGCCGAGCCAGGTATCAATGGCCGGTTATCAGCAACGCCAAATATTAGCAGCCGAGATGTGTTGGGGGTAGTCAACAACGGTGAAGACCAGGGCACGGTCACTTTTAATGTTCCGTTGAAAACTGCTCAGGACTTTTACTACAACTTAAATGATATTGGTAGCGTTGACCTTGTAACAACTTTAAACTTTAATCAGATTAATAATATCTCTGTTGCACAATTCTTGCAAGAATTTCCAAATGGAATTGACGGAACCACCAACCTCAATAACAAAACTGTTATTTTCCTAAACAGGAACCCAGATGCTGAATCCGGCGGCTGGCAATTAACCACACCATTTGACCCGTTGGTTCGTACTGTACCCAATCAAGTTGGAGCGTCTATCAGCTATGATGTGAACGGCCAACCTTATGATAGCGTTCCTTATGAAACACTTACAGATATAATTGTCAGCGGTGAACCCGATCCCTTGGATGGTCAACCGGGCAGTTATGACAGCATTTTATTTGATCAGACAACAGACATCACATCACAGGCACAGCGTTATAGTATTTGGCAAATTCAATACATTTCAGAAACCGGACTAGACCCGTATATTCGCTTATCTAGCATATTGCCTGTGAATAATCTCAGTAAGTTTAAAATCTTGTTTGGAGTAACTTACAGCGGTACTTCATGGTATAAGAATGCATCAGGTTACTTTGAGCAAATTCCTTTGCTGACAGCGGTACTCAACACGCTGTGGTATCAAGACAGCACAAACCCTGAAATTTTTGGACAAATACGACTGATTGATGCTGAACAGGTAGAACCGATCAATATCAATGACATTATTGGTGCTAAAAATTACATTAGTCAAAATGGCGTAGAGTTTACCAATGGATTAAAAGTTCAATTTCGTGGACCCACAGTCCCTGCTGGCTACCAGGATTTAGAATACTATGTTGAAGGTGTTGGCACCGGCCCGGGTATTTCTGCTCGAGTTGGATTTGTTGACGGTGAAGCGTATTTTGGCGCCTGGCATCTTAAAGATGGTCAAAAAATCACAGGAACAATACGCCAGACTGACGTGTACCAACAATATATCTATGATACTGTAGAAGAGAGTCTGCTCAACATCGGCGCCGGCGGCCCAGCCGGTACTCCATTGGCAACCAGCGGAGTAGCAGGAGCACCAAAAGGCAACGGTATTGTTTTAATTCCAGTCAGCGACCTAGTCACACCAGAAACATATACCAAAAGTGAAACCATTCCTTATGATTTTACATCCTATGATTCTACTCCCTGGGATGCTAGTTTAAATGCGCCAACGGTGCCTGACTATATTACAATAAATCGTGCAAGCCAAGATAGAAATGCCTGGAGCCGTAGTAATCGTTGGTTCCACAAAGATGTTATCAATGCCACTGCTGAATACAACAATCAGGTAGCGGTCATAGATAATAATTTCAGAGCAAAACGTCCAATTATTGAATTTCGTGCAAACATCGATTTATACAACAACGGAACACAGGCCAAGCCACCAGTTAACATTGTTGACTTTGCCAGCACAGATGCATTCAGCAACATCAATGGTCAGCGAGGCTACAGTACTGATGGATACACATTTATCGATGGTAGCCTCGTGATTTTTGCCAATGATTCAGATGCAACTGTGCGCAATCGAATCTATGAAGTTAAGTTTATTGATACAACAGGCTCAGGCGTTAAAATTATTGATTTGGTCCCAGTTATCAACAGTCAAGCATTGGTAAATCAAACTGTTGTTTGTTTAAGTGGCAATACACAGCAAGGAAAGAGCTATTGGTTTGACGGGGTGTCTTGGTTTGAAGCACAAGAAAAAACCGGAGTTAATCAACCACCATTGTTTGATGTGTTTGATTCCAACGGAGTAAGCTTTGGCAATCGCGCAGTTTACCCAAGTTCAACATTTACAGGGTCAAGATTGTTTGGCTACGGAGTAGGAACCACATCGTCAGTGGACGTTGTGCTTGGCTTTTCTCTAAAGTATTTGAATATCAATAACCTTGGTGACATTGTATTTGAAAACTACCTGTACAATGATACTTTTATCTATGTCAAAGATAATATAAGTTCAGAATTAAAAGTAAGCACTGGGTTTGTTAGAGAATACATTGACCGTGTGTCGTTTACCGAAGTAATTGGTTGGCAAAAAGCGGCAGCAGAAAATCAAAGCCGCCAAATATTTAGATTTACGTACAACGGTGAAAACTTAAAACTCGATGTGCCCGTGACAACTACGTCGGTTTTTCCAGCAGTACAGATGTTTATTGAGGGCGTGTTTGTTGACCCAGGCAACTATTCAGTGACTATTAGCGGACAAAATACCATAATTGAATTGGCAGCGCCGCCGCCGGTTGGCACAATAATTGAACTACAAGCACTGAGTAACTACCCAAGTAAAGTTGGATTCTATCAAGTTCCGTTAAATCTTGAAAACAATCCTCTTAACGAAAATAGCGGATCGTACACTCTTGGCACAATTAGAACTCACTATGAAACTATTGGACAAAATCTTAAAGATCTTGTTGGACCAATCAATGGCGCAAATAACACTCGAGATCTCGGAGATTTAATTCCCTACGGTGCCAATATTGTGCAACACTCCTCTCCGTTGGCACTAACGGGTGTATTTCTCAGAGAACAACAATATGAGTTGTTTAATTCTCTAAGATTTAATAGTCAGGAATACACAAAATATAAATCATTGTTGCTGGACTTGGCCGCCAAAGGAAATTATATTAATTTAACACCGACTCAGGTGCTGGATTCTGTATTACAAGAAATTTCAATAGGACGATCAAACCTGTCACCATTCTACTGGAGTGACATGATCCCCAGCGGAGAAACGTATACTGAGACAACGTACACATATTCGTTCACTAGCGACAGTACATTTGATCTAACAAAAATTTATAGTTTTACATCTTCAAACTACCACAGCCTGCTAGTTTATTTGAATGGTAACATTCTAACTCGCGGTTATGATTATACAGTATCTGCTGATTCTCCTACAATGACAATCACAGCAACTCTGGCAATTGGAGATGTTATCAAGATTCGAGAATATGATACAACTTATGGTAGCTACGTTCCAAACACACCAACAAAGATTGGATTGTATCCGTCATTTAAACCATCTATGTTTGTGTCGGACACTTATGTCAATCCAACAGAAGTAATACAGGGGCATGACGGCAGTATCACTGTGGCATTTGGGGATTTTCGAGATCAGGTTTTGTTAGAATTTGAAACACGAATTTTTAATAATCTAAAAATTATTAGTGAAATCCCAATGGTTCTAGATGAAGTCATGCCTGGACAGTTTAGAACCACACAATATTCTCTTACTGAGATCAATGAGATTCTCAGCGAAGATTTTTTAAGCTGGGTAGGATGGAATAAACTTGACTACAATACTCAGTTTTATGTACCATTGGATCCGTTTACATACAATTACAGCCAAAGTGCAAACAAGTTAGATAACAAACCATTGCTGGGTGGCTGGCGCGGCAACTACTTATATTTCTACGACACAATTACTCCTAATACCACTCCTTGGGAAATGCTTGGGTTTAGTGAGCAACCATATTGGTGGGAAGCAGAATACGGTCCTGCACCATACACATCAGGAAACTTGGTTCTGTGGGAAGATCTTGAAAAAGGATTAATTAAAGACCCAGTTGGTCACTATGTTAATCCACTGTATGTACGTAATGGACTAACTCAGGTTATCCCGTCGGGGTCTGAAGGAGAGTTAACCAGCCCGTTTAATTCAATAGTTGGAAATTTTGATCAAACCAGTTTCAGACGTAGTTGGGTGTTTGGTGATGATGGCCCAGTGGAATCATCTTGGCGTACCAGCAGTTCATGGCCGTTTGCTGTGATGAGATTATTGGCACTAACTAAACCTGCTAAGTTTTTTGCATTATTTGCCGACAGAGATCGTTATGTATATGATTCTGCGCAAGAGCAATATCTATGGGACAATCGTTACCGACTTGACGCTAAACATCTAGAGCCTTTGTATGGTAACGGAGTCAGCAAAGCCAGTTATATTGACTGGATCATTGACTACAATCGTCAGAGAGGTATCAACAGCACAACAGGATTAACTGATGCATTATATAACATTGATGTAAGACTCTGCTGGAGAATGGCTGCATTCAGCGACAAAAATTATTTAAAAATTTACACTGAACGCTCTACACCAAACAGTTTAAATGCAAGTTTAATGTTACCCGACGAAAGCTATCAACTACTGCTGTACAAAAATCAACCGTTCTCCAAGATTATCTACAGCTCTGTTGTTGTTCAAAGCACCGAGGATGGGTGGGCCGTGTATGGATACAGTACCAACTCCCCTTATTTTGATATATTGGTATCAAAGCCAAGCGGAAAGACACTAACTATTTCTGCCAATGGTGTCAATATCAGTGTTCCAGTCGAGTACTCTGACACAGTGGCCCAAGTTCCATACGGATATGTGTTTACTAACAAGGCCGCAGTTTGCGATTTTATTTTAAGCTACGGTAAACTTCTTGAAACTCAAGGCTTGATTTTTGAAAATCGAGAAAATGGTTCTGCACTTAACTGGCAGCAAATGGCCCAGGAATTTGTATACTGGAGCAATCAGGGCTGGGCACCAGGTGCAATTATCAATCTTAACCCGGCAGCAACATCAATTTCTGTCACACGTCCAGGTGCAGTAGTAGAAAGCCTAGTGCCGGTAACCATTGATAACATTATCTTAAATCAAAATCGCACACCTGTTCCTGGAACAGATTTACAAATTGATCGTTTTGGTAATACATTTAAAGTTTCTAGTTTAACTTCAAACACCATTAACTTTTTAAATTTAAAATTTACCGCTTACGAACACCTTGCAGTTCTTGACAACACTAGTATTTTTGCTGACCTGATTTATCAACCAGTAACTGGAGCACGTCAAAGCCGTATTCGTGTATTTGGTACACTAAGTGGTGATTGGAACGGTACAGTTGACGCTCCGGGATTTGTTTTAAACCAGGACAACATTGTGGCCTGGATACCAAACAAAAAATACGCCAAAGGCGAGATTGTACTGTTTAAAAATGAATACTGGAGTGCAGGTACAATTGTTCAGCCGTCACAGGAATTTAACTATTCCGCCTGGATTAAGAGCGACTATGGCTCAATACAAAAAGGTCTGTTACCAAATGCCGCAAATGACAGCAATCAGCTTGCACAAGCATACAGCGTTTATAATGCAAACTTAGAACGTGATGTTGATTTATTCAGCTACGGGTTGATTGGTTTCCGTCCTCGCGAATACATGCAGGCCCTTAATCTCACCGACGTAAGTCAGGTTAACTTGTACCAGTCATTCTTGGGAACAAAAGGTACTCCACGTGCCGCAGAAATTTTTACCTTTGCTAACCTAGGCAAAGAAATTGCACAGTATGACATCTATGAATTCTGGGCCTTACAACGCAGTACCTACGGTGCCAACGCTAATCGTAGCTATTTTGAATTATTGTTAAACCAGGCATTGTTGCCCAGCGATCCTTCGTTGATTGAAATTATTTTACCAACACAAGAATCGCCAGCAGATCAAAAAGTGCTGTTAGAAGATGTCTGGAAAGAAAGTTATAAACTAACATCACCTGATATTTTGCCAACAACAACAGACAATTTTGAGGTTACTCGTTTGCCATTTGCTGGTTATGTAAATTTTGATGATGCAGATATTATCTGTTTCAGCTTAGAAAACCCGCAAGAGATTGCTGACAGCTTGCCTTCCATTGGAGTTGGTACAACCATTTGGGTTGCCAAAACTAACTCTTATGACTGGAACATATATCGTGTTAACAAAGTTCCAGGAACAGTTACCACAGTAACAGATAACCTAAACGATCGTGCCGCAGTCACATTTACTAAAGAACATAATTTGTCTGTGGGTGATTTTATAATTATCAAAGAGTTTGATACAGCAATTGACGGAGTTTACAACGTTTTAGCAGTTCCTACTCTAACCACAATACTGATTTCGTATACCTTTGTTGGAGGACAAACCACACTAACTGGCACAGGAATACCATTTACATTAGTGAGCTCACGATTTAAACAAGCATCTGACTTGGCCAACAATCCAATATCAGCTCAACTGGTACCGGGTGCCATGGCCTGGATTGACGACAACGGAATTGAAAATAACTGGATAGTAATTGAAAAAACAAGTCCATTTGCACTCAAGACAATTTTAACACCAGCAGTTAGCGTTGAAAATTCACGATTCGGTGCTAGCGTAAGCCAAGGTTTTGAAAATATTGGTGCTCTAGTTGGTGCTCCAGGATACAATCCCAACAACAATGTTGATGCCCCGGGCGGAGTGTACAGCTATGTCAAAGCTGAAAATGATCAATATATTCAGAACACACTACTTCAACTAGGAGCCACCGGAACTGTTGGCTATGGAAATGCCATTGACATCGGCGGAGAAAATTGGGCCGCAGCCGGCGCCAGTCAAAGCAATAACAATCAAGGTTATGTTGGTGTAATTTATCAATATCCTTCTAGCAATGTATTTGAACAGAGACAACTATTGGTTTCACCTGACCAGGATTTTGGCCAAGGCGAGTTTGGTCACAGCGTTGTAGTCAGCGCCAACGACCAATGGATGTACATTGGTGCCCCGGGCAACAATAAAGTATATGCGTTTACTCAAGTTGATATACCAGAACAAAGAGTCAGATATGTCACTGACGGCGTGAGCTATGTTTACAACTACAGTAACAGTATTATTATTGACAGCGACGAACAAATAACAGTAACCCTTGGCGATGAAATTTTAGTGTACGGTGATGATTATACAGTAACGCTAGAAAATGTGGTACTTGGTACTGTTCCAACTGCTGGTCTTCCACTAGTTGTTACACGTAATAGTTCGGTTAATCTTGATCAACAGGTTTATTATAATGTCACACAAGATGTAACTTCAGGATCAGGATCAGGAGCTGAATTTACCATCTGGAGAAATCGCGGTGTATACTATGTAACATTGACTTCACCGGGTACAGCCTATGCAGTTGCAAACACAATTGTCATTGATGCCGCAACCATTGGTGGTGGTACAAGCCCTGCCAATGACCTGACAATCACCGTAACTGAAGTGGTAACAGGAGGCATAGTCTCATTCACACAGTCAGGCAGTGGAGTTTCAAATACTTCAGTATTTCCACTTGATCCTTATTTGTACACCGCTACAGATATCTTTTCATTCACTGTCACAGTTAACGGACAACTGTACAGACCGTTCATTGACTATGATTTCAATAGTGACAGCGCACTGAGCTCACTGGATTTGGTGTTCAACACCATTCCACCTGCAGACTCGTCGATTACAGTAACAAGTAAAACTTACTATACATTTGTAACTGCGCTTACTGTTCCTGGATTAGTCAACACAGCAAGATTTGGCCAGAGTGTGGTCACACCAAAGACAGGTGGTACTGTGATTATCGGAGCACCAAATGCAACCAATGCTGGCCAGGCCTATGTGTTTGATCGAGCAGTGGAAAGATTTATTGTTACTGATTCAGCAGTTACTTCGTATACAACTGCAGAAACCCTTGTTGGTCCAACCGCAGTTACTTTAAATGGTGCGTTCTTATTAAACACCGACGAAAACATCAACGGAACATTCTCAGTGGCTGGAAATACTGTAACAATCACAGCCGCGTTAAATGTTGGTGACATCATAGAAATTGATACAAATCAATTTAATCTAATCCAAACTGTTGAAGATGAAGATCAACCAGCATTTGCTAATTTTGGATACACAGTTGAACAATGTTTAAGTGGTTGTAATTTGTTTGTGGGAGCGCCATTAAATGGCGATCGTAGTCCACAGGGTGGCGCAGTTGAATATTACATTAATCAGAGCGGAATGTACGGAACCACCACCACTACTGTGGCCAATCCAACATTGACTCCGGGAGATTCTATACGTATTAACAATACTGTGGTCGAGTGCTCAGGAACAACTGTTGCAGAGTTAGCAGACGATATTATTGCCGCTGACATTCCAAATGTGACAGTTTTGACTATTCCTGATGTTGAATTATTTGGAGATGGAACAACAAAAATATTTGATGTTGGAAACATATACTCAGACGCATATTCGTACACCCCGGTGGTGTATGTAAGAAATGTATTGCAAACGTTGAATGTTAACTACACTTATAGCAGTGATAACAAACAGATTACATTCATGCTTGCTCCTGGGTTATACGATCCCATCAGAGTTGTAGCAGGAAGATTAACCATTGGAGTTAAAAACTTTGAAGCATCAACTCCTTCTTATAGACTAACAGTATTACCATGTCATGGTACTTTATTTGATAGTCTTGGAATTAATACGTATGTCTGGTTGCAAGATATCTCACCGCCAGTGATACAAGATTATGCTAATTTTGGCAAGGCAATTTCTATCAACACCGAAAGTACAATGTTAATCATTGGCGCACCAAATGGATCAATTGTTGCACCAACAACATTTGATAATGGCACCACGTACTTTGATGATTACAGCAGTAATTTCTTTGATCCTGTTAAACAAAGCGGAGTTGTCTACGAGTATGATTTCTTGCCGTCGGCCAACCCAAGTGCCACAAATCCTGGAAAATGGGTATTTGGTCAGCAGATATTTGAAGATACAATTCAGCCACTAGATGCACTAGGAGCGGCAGTCGATTATACTTCAGGGCATATTTTTATTGGAGCACCCGGTGCAGATCTAGGCGATAGCCAGGTTAACTATGGTAAAGTATTGCAGATCGAAAACCCAACAAGATCACAGGCCTGGGCAGTTAAACATATTCAACAACCAATGGTTGATATAGCATCAATGAACACAGTATTCATGTATGATCGTGTGACTGGTGCTGCCAAGAATTATTTTGACTACTTTAATCCATTGCAGGGACGAATGTTGGGAGTAATTGAACAGAACATTGATTACACAGGAGCAGTTGATCCTGCCGCATATAATGTTGGCACAGTGAATAATTATGGAAGTAGTTGGGCTCAGGAACGTGTTGGAAAAATCTGGTGGAACACAACCAATGTTCGATTCATTGACCCCAACCAGGACGATATTGTATATGCAAGTCGACGATGGGGACAGATTTTCCCAGGTAGCTCTGTTGATGTTTACCAGTGGACTGCCACTGATGTAGCACCAGTTAACTATACAGGACCAGGAACTGTGTATGCCACTGACCAATATGTAGTCACTTCTTCGTTGAATGAGCAAGGTGTGTTTGTTACAACTTATTACTTCTGGGTAAAAGGAATTACCACAGTTAGTAAGACTGCAAGAAAAACACTAAGTCCTGAAGCAATCACACGATACATTGAAAATCCACGTGCCAGTGGAATTCCATACATTGCTCCAATTAATGCAAGCACTATTGCAATTTACAACGGCCTGGATTTTATTTCAGCACAAGATACTGTGCTACACGTTGAATTTGACAGAGAACGAACAGAAAACGAAATTCACATTGAGTATCAGTTGATCCCTCAAGATCGTCCTGATGGTTTCTTGATTGATTCACTGTATCGTAAACTACAAGACAGTTTCTGTGGAGAAGACACCGCAGGTAGTCCTGTACCTGACCCGTTCTTGAGCCCAAGCGACCAATATGGCGTTCAGTTTCGCCCACGCCAGAGTATGTTTGTCAACAGATTTTTGGCTTTACAAAACTATCTGCAACGTAGTAATATAATTTTAGCTCAGTATCCAATTTCTGAAAACAGAAATTTATCTTTGTTAAACAGCGAAGAACCACAGCCGTCGGTGGCTTCTGGCACATGGGATAAACGTGTTGCCAATATTGAAGAATTAAGCTATCAGAATCTGGCCGAAGTACCGTATGGATACACGTATCTAGTAGACAGCGATAGTACCAACAATGGTTTATGGACAATCTACGAAACAACTCCGGGATTTATCCCAGGAGAGAAAGTATTGTCGTTGGTTCGTGTACAAAGTTATAATACTAAAAAATATTGGAATTATATCGACTGGTACCTTCCGGGTTATAACCCGTTGACTAGAATTTTAATAGAAGTCCCAACATATTCTGCGTTAACAACAATTTCAGTTCCTAATGGAAGTAGTATTAAAGTTACTGCAAATGCTCAGGGCAAATGGGAAATTTATTTGCTTGAAAATGGAGTGTGGAATAGAGTTGGATTGCAAGACGGAACAATTGAATTTTCAGCCACGCTATGGAATTACTCAATTGGACGTTTTGGATTTGACGTTGAGGTTTTTGATGCTCAATATTACGACCAAGAACCAGTTACCGAAACACGCAAAATTATACAGAGTATAAATCAAGAATTATTTGTTGGTGATTTATTAATTGAACGTAATCGTCTATTGATATTAATGTTTAATTATATATTATCTGAACAAGAAGCACCACTTTGGCTAACCAAGACCAGTTTAATTGACGTTGATCATACTGTGCGTAATCTTGAACCATACCAGGTTTACCGTGCGGACAATCAAGACTTTGTGTTAAACTATATTCAAGAAGTAAAACCCTACCACACACAGATCAGAGAGTTTAACCTGCGTTACCAAGGAGACGATATTTTCCAAGGCAACTTGACTGACTTTGACGTTCCAGCATACTATAACACAGCTCTGAATAAATTTATCAGTCCAATACTCGAGTACAACGGCCTAATTTATTCTGACTCAGAATCACTGGCTCCTATTACTGACCCAGTGTGGTCAACCTGGCCGTTTACTCAGTGGGTTAATAATTATCTATTAAGCATAGAAGATGTTACCATTGTCAATGGCGGTTCGGGTTATACCATTGCACCTGATGTAATTGTCACAGGTGATTGCCAGACGCCAGCAGTGATGACAGCATTAATCAATAGTGCCGGTCAAGTGGTTGCAATTGAAATTATCAATCCAGGCGTTGGATATCAAACCACTGCAATTATTACCTTGTCTGGCGGCAACGGATCTGGTGCCATTGTTGTTGCTGTGATGGGCAACGCAATGGTGCGTGAGTTAACCACCACAATTAAATACGATCGTTGTCAATACAGCAGTATAGTGGTTGCTTGGGAACCCAACGTTAATTACAGCAACGGCACATTAGTGCGTTATGATAATCGTGTTTGGATAGCTGATTCAAGCGACAGCACAGGAGTGCAAAGCAGTACATTTGACCCATCAGAGTGGGAGATAAGACCAGCTGGTGAGTTGCAAGGTGCTGACCGTACCATGGGATATTATGTTCCAACTGCCAATGAACCAGGACTTGATCTTGGACTATTAATCTCAGGAGTAACGTATCCTGGAGTACAAGTTGCCGCGCCCAGCTTTGCATCAAATACAGGGTACGATGTTGGTAATTATGATATTAACCCGTTTGATAACATCTCAGTTGGACCTGACGGACAGCCAAGTTATGACCCTTCTATACTTGATGCAATCTATGAAAGCGAATTTATAGACAGTTATCTGGGCATTCGTCCAACTGATGTCAATGTAGTTGGCGGAGAATTTATTGACACTTATTCAAGTTATGCCCCAGAAGAATTAGTACCAGGTGCAATTTTTGACACTCTGGACATTCGTGTGGTAACTACGCCTGGATCAGACTGGGACCTTAACGGGCATGGATTCCCAAAAGTTGATGTTGCCTACGCATATGACGGCATTGACAATAACTTCAGTTTTGCTGGCCTGGTTGATTATCCAGATCAAGTACGTGTGTGGAATGCAACAACTGGGCAACAGTTGATTCTTGGAGACCACTATATTGTTAATTGGGTAGCAAGAACAATAACAGTTACATCAAATATTTCCACTGGTGATAATGTTTCTATCAGCGTATACGGCATTGGTGGCGGCAATCAATTGTACAAATATGCATTTAATGGTGCAGTGGTCAATAACGGAATTGTAATTCCAATTGGTTATAGTTTAATAGCAACATTTGCAATTTTTGTCAATGGAGAATTAGACACAGACTTTACATTTACACCCACAGCAGATGTTCGCGGTCTGCCATCAACATTGTTGACATTGAACAATACCTATCAAGTGTCCGACCTTGTGGTAGTAACTGCAATGGGGTACACAGCTGGTACCACAAACTACACATATCAATGGAGCACTCCACTGACACAATATTTTGTGTCTAATGGAACAGCACTATCGTTTACACTATCTGAGAGTTTGTCAGGAACTAATCCAGCAAACATCATTGTTGAGAAAAATGGTATTCGAGTAAGACCAGCCGAAGGGGCCGAATATATTTCAGATGGATCAAGTCTACAGTATTATTTGCCAAGTCGAGGAGCATATAGTCAATCACTAGTGGCTGACAACGATGTAGCAGTTTACATTGACACAGTACCGTTAATTCTTGGAGTTGGTTATGTAGTTGATCCGTATGTTGCTGGAAACGATAGAACTATTACTCTGAGTTCATTGCCTGCCATAGGATCAACGGTGTTAATCTCAGTCAGAACTGCATCTCCGTATTACCTCAACGGCAACCAACTGATCTTCAAACCCAATGGTGGAGTTATCCCAGTGCTTGGCGATGTAATCAGTGTTACAACATTTAACGATACAGCACAACAAGAATTGTTAACTCAGGTGTTTGTTGGTCCTGAAACACAAGGCGCAGTGATAACAGAAAGTTATGACGAAACAGTCTATGATTTAGGAACAATTAATAATGATCCAGGGTCGTATGATTATAGCCAAGGTATTTTAATTCAAACTAATAAATTTGATACTGGTAGACCTATTGCCAACGGCGCCCGCGTGAGCGTAACACTTGACGGAAGATACTTGTTTGAAAACAATGACTATTATGTTGACGGACAATACATTATCATTGCAGGCCCACCAATTGGCGCTGCCTCAGTTGTGACTATTGCTAGTTATACAGACAGCGTTATCCCAGGCGGCACTGAATTCCGTATATTCCAAGACATGAGAGGCCTACAAACTACCTATCGAGTCACTACCAACACGTCAACTGTTCTAGTACAGTCGGTACAGGAAAATGCTGACATAATTTATGTTGATGATGCGTCACATTTAAGTGATCCAGATTTACCAAATGGTATTTTTGGTATTGTAATAATCGAAGGTGAACGAATTACCTACAGATCTAAAGACACAGGATTAAACACCATCAGCGGTCTGCGTCGAGGCACAGCCGGTACTGCTGTTGCCAGTCACTCCGTTGGAGATGATGTAATTAATTCAGGTTTTTCAAATGCCCTGCCATTGGAATATCAAGATAAAATAGTTTATCAAAATTACCTATCTGCTGGTACCCAAACTGTGTTTGTTGCAGAAAACATCAGCTTGACTGGAGATATAGACTTACTTGAAAATGCTGTACAGGTGTATGTTGCAGGAACACTACAAGCTGGTGGATACACAGTAACTTCTATTGCGCCGGTTACTGTTGAGTTCAATACCGCACCTGTGCAAAATTATCAAGTTTCTATACGAGTACGTCAAGGAAAGAGTTGGTACGAACCAGGAACAACTACTGCAAGCAACGGGCAAGCACTACAAGTTACCAATACGCAGGCAGCAAGGTTTATCATGGGTGAATAAACGTGGTAAATAAAGTATGATTCAACAAACGCAACCAAATAAACCCGCTGGACAGCAGGCGCAAAATCCTGCTCCAAAACCCAACGAAACCGGGGCGTTCAGCATAGAAGGTCATATCAAAATATTTGACCCAAACACTAAAGAAACTTTTGTGGAGAAACGAGCATGATGTCTTTGGGTCCTGTTTTGGTCGAAGGATTCTTAAAGATCCACGATCCTAATTCTAAAGAAATATTTGTAGACAAGCATAATGCTATTCATTATGAAAATATGAGTATTGCGCTGGCACAGAGCATTGCCAATAAAAATCTTGGTTTCATCTATGCCATGGCATTTGGTAATGGTGGAGCATCCGTAGACCCCACAGGTGTAATTACATATTTGCCGCCAAATACCACCGGACAAAATGCTGACTTATATAATCAAACATACCTAAAAGTAGTAGATAATAATTCTCCTGCTAACACGGATCCAACAAGAAACAATTTAACAGTTTTACATACATCTGGCAAAGTTTATACCGACGTTTTAGTAACTTGTTTACTAGACTACGGTGAGCCAGCTGGACAACAGGCCTTTGATAATTCAACTAATTTCAATGGCGAATTTGTGTTTGACGAACTAGGATTAAAAGCCTGGGAAGGTGCAAATGATAACTTGATGTTAATTACTCATGTTATTTTTCACCCAGTACAAAAGAGTTTGAATAGGCAGATTCAAATCGACTATACTGTACGAATCCAGACTCTAACTAACTTGAGTTCAGCATAAATATGAGTAGAGAATTCTGCTATAAATACTATTATCAGGATGGAGTGAATTAAAAATGGCATATACAATCAATTTAACTGATGGATCAATCTTTGCAACAATTGCAGATGGTACCATCAATACTAGTTCTAGCATGACCCTAGTGGGTAAAAACTATGCTGGTTACGGTGAGTTTTTAGACGAAAACTTTATACACTTGTTAGAAAGTGGAGCAAATACTGTTGCACCAGGTGCACCTTTAACTGGACAACTTTGGTGGGATAAAACTACCGCCACAATGAAAGTGTACAATGGTACAACATTTAAAGTTATCTCAGCTTCAACTGCAAGTTCTACAGCACCAACTAGTAACGTAGCTGGAGATTTATGGTTTGACACAGTAAATCAACAACTTAAAGCCTACAACGGTAGCGCCTTTATTTTAATTGGTCCAGCATCAACTGCTGGCCAAGGAACGTCGGGTGCTGTGGTCGAAACAGTAACAGATAACGTTTCAATAGATCACGTGGTTGTTAAACTATACGTTGAAGATACTGTTGTTGGTATTGTTTCAAAAGATGCAACATTCACTCCCCAAGTTGCAATCACTGGATTCAGCACAGTTGGTCCAGGTATACAACTAAGCACCACTGTTACAAGCGCATTGTTCCGTGGAAGTGCTACTAATGCACAAACTCTAGATGGACTTGACAGCACAGACTTTTTAAGTGCCGTCAGCAATGATACAACTTCAGGAACACTGGGTATCTTAAATGACACAGGGTTAACTGTCGGCGCTGACCAGGATGCAAAGATTTCTGTTACAACAGCCACTTCAGAAGTTGTTCTTCAGAATCAAACACAAGATGCCAACCTAACACTCAAAGTCAATGATGGAGGCGTAGTAACCACAGTACTGGCAGTAAATGGTGCAACTTCTGCTGTGTCTATTCCAACCACTCTTGCAGTAACAGGTAATGTCACTGGTGGAAACCTAAGTGTAACCACTGGTTCTGTGACGCTTGGTAGCATTGTCAATGCTGCCGGCAACGGTGTTGGCAATATTGGTTCAAGCAGTGGTTACTTTAATACTGTATTTGCCAAGGCTACTTCAGCTCAATATGCTGACGTTGCTGAACGTTTTGCTTCAGACACTACCTACCCAGCTGGAACAGTTGTTGAGCTCGGCGGCATTGCCGAAATCACTGTTTCTCTTACTGAATTGTCAGAAAATGTGTTTGGTGTTATAAGTACACAAGCAGCCTATCTAATGAATTCAGCTGCCGGCACAGACGAAACACATCCACCAATTGCAATGACAGGTCGAGTTCCGGTTCGTGTGGTTGGTATGGTTCGTAAAGGCGACAGATTAGTTTCAGCAGGTTTTGGGTTAGCTCGTTCAGCCAAACCTGGAGAAGCGTCAGCATTTAATGTTATCGGTCGTTCCTTGGAAGACAAATTAGACATCAACGAAGGCACAGTGGAAGCCATTGTTGCAACCAAATAAAAATAACTAGGACAACAGAAAATGACGTACTCATCAGGTGGATTAATTCAGGCAACCGACTACAACGGTTTTGTTAGCACTACAGCAGGTGCCAACGTTAACGATATTTGGGCGGCAGGGTCAACTGACAAGGGATACGGTCAGAGTGCTGTGTCAACAGTGAGTGCCTTGGGAATAGTATCAGCCACTCAGTGGGCAACACTGGTTAATAACATATCAAGCATGGCCAGCCACCAAGGCACAGGAATTACATCGAGATCAGCGCCTACTGCTGGTGATACAATTAACATCTTATCAAATTTAAACACAGACTTGACCAATTTAACCACCAACAGAGGTAATGCAGTCGGCAGTGGAACTCAGTATACTGCCTGGACAGGCACAAGTGCAAAAACTTCAGGAACTGGTTCAGGTGCGTCTGCTTGGACAATTACATTTACTAATACTGTTACATTTGCATCAGCAGATGCCGCACGTTACTTTTGGAATGCTGGCGGCATAGTTAAATGGCAAGTTGGCAAGTCGTCAACTGGCACAGTTGCTGATACTGAATGGAATGACTTGGCTTCAACCCTGTGCGGTAGTATTTTTATCACAGGACGAGTTAATAGTGCCGCCCAGACTATCAATGGCACAAGTTATACTGGCACTACAAAATCTGGTGGATCAGGATCGCCTACTACACTAGCAACTACCACTGGATGGTATCAATTAACAACCAGTAATACTGTACTATATAAACAGTTTGCTGATACTGCACCATATACCAATCAATATATTGAACTTAATGCTAGAACAGCTGGATCAGGAACACAGTTGGTATTAACAACAACCTGGGTTGATCCGGGCAGTAGCTTTGGTCCTGATAACATCAGTGGCGGGACTGACAGCTCTGGTGTATCTTTTGGCTCTGCTCCGGCTACACTGGTATCGTATATTCCACCATCAACAACTTATCTTACTACGGCCGCCTGGGGAACCCCAACTGTGGCTGCAACAGTATCTTAATATTGTAACGATCTTACCAAAAGGGCCTCTGGGCCCTTTACTTTTTTCAATATACCCTGTATAATTGACTATATGAATAATGACAACTTGATTGCACACTCACGTGCCCGTTTTGAACATGCGGCCACAAAACGCATCCTTAAAGAAAAGTACCAGGGCAAAATGATATTTGCTTATAACGGAGGAATGTGGCAGGCAGGTCCTGAGTTATTGACATTGTTACATGCCTGCTCAGTGGACGATGATATTGTAATTTTAGATTTGTATGGTAATCCTGTAAAAATCAATCCAACAGAATTACAATACTTGGCCCTTGGTCGCTGGCAGGAACAAATGAATGCATGGTTACTCGAGTATGAAGAATTAGGCAAAAAAAGATGACAACTGGTGCGTTGATCTTTGCATTCAACAACAGCAACATTGATTATCTTGCCCTAGCGGCCTGGTCAGCTGATAATATAAAACGTCACCTGGGTATTCCGGTAGCAGTGGTCACCAACGTGTCCGATTCGGGTTATCTTAATAAGTTTGATCAAGTGATCACTGCATCAACTGATGCCGGCGGCTATCGTTTCTTTGATGACATTGGTAAGTCTGTACCGTGGTTTAATTCTAACAGAACCGATGCATATAGTCTAAGTCCCTGGGATAACACATTAGTGCTTGACGCCGATTATGTAGTAGCTAGTAATCAATTAAAATGTGCATTGAATACAACTCAAAATTTTTTATGTCATCGGTGGGCCTACGACCTCACAGGCACACAAGACTTTGAAGATTTAAATTATTTCGGTCGACATAAAATGCCCATGTGGTGGGCCACAGTGATGTATTTTAAACGCAGCCAAGAATCACAATTGCTATTTGAGTCAATGACAATGATTAAACAAAATTGGCAACATTATAAAAATATCTACGGAACAGGTAGGTCTGTTTATCGTAACGACCATGCACTAAGTATTTCTCTTTGCATGTTAAATGGACACACAACGGATCATCCAGCAATTCCCTGGAGTTTGGCCAGTGTAACACCTTCACATAAACTGTCACAAGTTAGTCAAGACTATTATAGAATTGATTTTAATAACAGTGAAGGAAAACCTCGTTGGGTGGATATTAAAAACTGTGACTTTCACGCCATGGGCAAACAACAACTAGGAGCCATCGTTGCCAATCCTTGCTGAACGTGGTTATCTTATTCCGGCAATTGACACTGACTCTGTTGACTACTTGGGTTGTGCTGTACAACTTGCTAGATCTATTCGCCAGTGGCATCCAGATGCCAATATCTCTGTACTGTCAGTAAAACAATGCAGTGACCCTGTGTTCGATCATGTGATTCCGTTGCCACACGGTGACCTAGGAGGATATGCCAACGACTGGCAAGTATTTGCCGCTAGTCCTTATAGACAAACTATTAAACTAGAAGCAGACATGATTGCCACAAGTGCTGTGGACCACTGGTGGACATTGTTTGAACACCAAGATGTGGCAATCAGTCAAGGCTGTAGAGATTTTTACGGACAGATAAGTAAGTCAAGATATTACAGAAAAGTTTTTGATTCTAACAACTTGCCTGATGTTTACAATGCTATAACTTACTGGCGTGTGAGTAAAACAGCCAAGGAATTTTTTGATTTAGTAAGGGCAATATTTTCTGACTGGGAGTCCTTTAAAAAATTATTAAAATTCCCCGACGATATCCCTACAACTGATTTAGTATATGCCATGGCTGCCAAAATAGTCGGCATTGAGAATTGTGTATTACCAACAAATTTTGGTCCTACAATTGTTCATATGAAGCGTTATATTATACCCACACATACCGGCAATTGGAGCAAAGAACTAGTCTGGGAAAATGCAGACCCTGGATTAAGGATACACACAATTACACAAAGTGGATTCTTTCATTATCATATAAAAGATTGGGCCACAGCCAATGAATGAAACTACAGAAAATTTTTGGAAAGCATTCAACGAATGGGATCTACCGACACCAAAACCAATATTTTATCGTTTATATCATGATGATGCAGGCTTTCCTTTATTTTATAGCATGGAGGATGTGCCAGGTAATTATATTGAAATCGACAGAGAAACATTTTCCTTGTTGCCAAGTAATGTTCGAGTAGTCGACAATAAATTAATCTATATAAAACACACTATCACTAATAAATTGGTGCCAGGAGACACAGGAATACCCTGTGATCCTAGGGATATCTGTGTTGTTGTAGATAATTCTATACCTAATATAAAATGGAGTTTAAGAACTAATGAAACAAGTTGATATTGCTGATCTTGATGTGATTTACCTCAGCTATGATGAACCACAGAAAGAAGAATTCTGGGTCAAGATTAAAAACATGGTTCCCTGGGCCAAACGTGTGGATGGTGTTAAAGGCTCAGATGCCGCACACAAAGCCGCTGGTGATGTCAGCGAAACAGAACGATTTATTTTAATCGACGGCGACAATTTGCCAGATTCGAAATTTTTTAATCTAACATTAGATTTTAAAGATGATGATAAACACAATTCAGTGTTTCGTTGGAGAGCACGTAATCATATCAACGGATTAATGTATGGTAATGGAGGATTAAGTTCTTGGACTCGAGAGTTTGTGTGGAATATGAAAACTCATGAAAACACAGATGGACGAGATGAAAGTCTTGTTGAGTTTTGTTTTGAGCCTAATTACTTTGCCATGTATGATTGTTACAGTACTACCTATCCAAACGGAACACCGTTCCAGGCCTGGCGAGCAGGATTTAGAGAAGGTGTCAAGATGTGCCTAGACAAAGGTCATAAACCATCAGTGGCTGAATTTAGAGATCGTGTGCATAAACGTAATTTTGATCATCTTACAATTTGGCATAATGTAGGAACTGATGCTGAAAACGGTGCCTGGGCCATTGCCGGCAGCAGAATGGGCACTTACATGACCATGCTAACCGACTGGGATTATCGGCTAGTTCAAAATTTTGATGCGTTAGCAACTTTGTGGGATACTGTCAAAGATCACACTCCAGAAATCGTGTTTGATAGAATTGCTGCCGATCTAAATCAACAACTGGATTTACCTGTCATTGTGTTGGGTCGAGAAGAAAGTGAATTTTTTAAACATCATTATCTGAGCAACTGGCACAACCGAGGTATAATGACACGCGAACTAGATGTAATAAGGGAACAAGAAGGATGGTAACACGATTATACCTTGACGGATGTAGTTTGACCTACGGGCAAGGTCTTAAAAGACAAGATTCTTTAGGAAGCCTATTTAATACTCGCGGCGGGTATCAAGTAATTGACAACTCAAGGCAAGGTAAAAGTAATATGTCTATTGCATTTGATGCTTATCAAAATTTTCAAAATGCCGATATATTTGTATTAGGTTTTACATATTCGTCTAGATTTGGATTAAAATATAACGATCAGAATTTAGATTTTTTTACAGGGTTTCACGGTAAAGGACTGGCTCTTGAGCCAGCAACACTTGATATTGCACACACTGAGATGTACAAATATTTTTATTCTGTTTTTGGTCCTCCGTATAGTGAAAATTTAAGTGACATGTTAATCGACACATCAATTAGTTTTTTAAATTCTTGTAACAAAAAAGTTCTTGGATTTTCCTGGGAAAACAGAAAAACGGTTCGCCAGTTAGAATATCCCATGATTGGTCCAAATGGTCGACTTGATGACGGACATCTAAATGTTAAAGGTACCGAGCAACTTTTTGATTTTTTACAAAATATTTTAAATGAATAATAAAGTTGACACAAAATTAACAGACTTTAAATCTGAATTTTTAAGTTCTGCAGAAGATATGAAAACTGTGCTAGGACCTAGCTTGTGTTTGGCCAAGTGGAAACAAGTTAGCCTTCATCTGCCCACCGGAATGAACAACAGTTGTTATCATCCACCATTGCATAGAATACCCATAGAAGAAATTGGACATAATCCTGGAGCATTACACAATACTCCATATAAAAAAGAACAGCGTAAAATGATGCTCAACGGCGAGCGACCTTCGGAGTGTAGTTATTGCTGGACCATGGAGGATCTAGGAAAACTAAGTGATAGACACTATCGTAGCGGTGAACCTTGGGCCGCAATGGATTTTGAACAAATAAAAAACTCAACAGGCAATGAAGATGTTGTGCCTAGTTATGTCGAAGTTAATTTTAATCACGCTTGTAATCTATCTTGTAGCTATTGCAGTCCACAATTTAGTAGCACCTGGCAAGCAGAAGTACAACGCTCAGGCGGATATCCTACTAGTATTATCCATAATGATCCTAGCCACTTCACTGGCCGCAATCGACCTATACCAGCTAGTCACGAGAACCCTTATGTGGAAGCGTTCTGGAAGTGGTGGCCTACATTATATCCTAAACTAAAACATTTTCGCATGACTGGTGGCGAGCCTCTAATGGATAAAAATACCTACAAGGTATTTGACTATGTGCTAGCACTACCCAACCCTGAGTTGCATTTAAATGTTACCAGTAACTTTAGCGTAGAACCGCAGTTATGGAACAAGTATTTTGATTATGTTAAACAGTTATGTAACACCAACATTGAACATTTTATGCAGTATGTTAGTTTGGATTCAGGCATACCAGAGCATGCTGAATACATTCGCCATGGCATGGATTTTTATCGTGTGCAAAGCCGTGTAAATCATTTCTTGTTGGACATTCCTAATCGTAATAGTTTGACATTTATTATTACCATGAACAATCTAAGTGTGTTAGGGTTAAAAACACAATTGGAATGGATATTAGAATTACGAAAACAACATAGCCATACCTATCAGCGTGTTTGGTTTGATACGCCTCTTCTTAGACAACCAACCTGGCAAAGTCTACAAATACTTCCACCAGCCTATGCAAGCATACTTGAACGAATTGCTGATTGGATGGAAATTAATTTAGAAACCCCTAGCAACCCATTTCACGGATTTAAAGACTACGAAGTACAACGCCTGCGCAGAGATATTGCCTGGATGAAAGATGGACAGAAGTTGCAACAAGGTTACGTTAATAAAAATCGTGCTGATTTTTATAGATTTTTTAACGAACACGACTCTCGACGAGGAACAGATTTTTTAAAAACATTTCCTGAAATGTCAGATTGGTGGAAAGAATGTGAGTACCATGCTAGACAAACGTAAACTTATTCTAGATACATTTTGCGAAGTCTACGATCAACTACTACCCTGGGAAGATGAGTCTTTTTATGATTTTAGTAATCACACTATTGTTCCGGGTGCAATTTATATTATAGGTCGAACACAATTTAATTTGAATAAAGAGAGAATTCGTGAGTTAGTTGAATCTGACACTATACGTGTTGTATTAAGCAATCCAGCTGAAGGTAGCGAAACGTTAAAAGCACATTGTGAGAGTGTGCATAACATTGCCGATCTTGTTGTGCAAGGGCGTATTTTATTAATCGGTGGCGGAGACATGGAGCCAGACTGGCCGTGTTTAGTCTATGATAGTTTCTTGCCCAAGATACATGACTATAAACAAAATCTAATAGAGATTAATCGGTCAGAGGCCTTGTACTCCACGCCCAACAAGCCTTTTAAATTTTTGTTTTTAAATGGCCGCTTGAGAGGACATAGAAAATTCCTAATAGAAAAACTTGATTTAATGGGACTGTTAGATCAAAGTCTGTGGACTAGTCTTGAATCAAGAAAAAGTATGTACTCAAATTAATCTGTGCCATTTAATGGGCAGGATCAGATGTTTACTTTGAGAGAACCACACCTGTTGCCATCCAAATACGAAGTTGATCGTTATTGTAACAACATTGATCTAGTGCCCAAATTAGGCTTTATTAAACACAATCTGTTTGATCAAGAATGGGGAGAAATCTATCTCAAAGCAGAACCTTATATTGATACATATTTTAGTCTAGTTTCCGAAACAGTATGTGACTATCCGTATAGTTTTAGAACTGAAAAAATTTGGAAACCTGTGGCTATTGGACACCCGTGGATAGCGGCAGCCAATCGAGGATACTATCGAGACATGCGCAATCTAGGATTTCAAACATTTTCACATGTGATTGATGAAAGTTTTGATGAAATTGACAATACGCAGGATAGACTCACACGTATTACACAAATAGTTGAAGATTTGTGTAAGCAAGATCTTGATGAATTCCTCAAATCGTGTTATAATGTATGTAAATACAATCAACAACATCTGCTTGAAATGCGCCAAACTGTGCGTAAAGAATTTCCTAGACGATTCCTGCAATTTATTAAACAAAGTCACTTCGATGAATGATTTAGAATTCCGACAACAAATATTAGATACCAAAAGTTCTAGTTTCTGTGCGGCCAAATGGTACAATGCTACTATATGGCTAGGATCAGGCCAAACAACTAGCTGTCATCATCCACCGGCACACGCTATTGATGTAGATGATATTAAACGCAACCCATCAGCGTTACATAACACACAGAGAAAAAAAGCCGATAGAGAAATGATGCAGAAAGGTGAGCGTCCTAGCGGTTGTGAATACTGCTGGAAAATTGAAGACATTGGCCGAGATGCAATCAGTGACCGTGTATACAAAAGTAAAATTTACCCTATAGAGGACTTAAATCATGCTTTCCGCACTCCGGCCAGCAATGACATCAATCTTCGAACACTAGAGATTGCGTTTGATCGCACTTGCCAGTTTGCTTGTAGCTACTGTAATCCTGCTTTTAGTAGTACATGGGTTAAAGATATACGAAACAACGGCGCTTACCAGGGCTTGGTTAGCGATGGCAGGAATCATTTTACTCATGATCACGCTGCCTCCCAACTTTACAAGTTTGGAGAACAAAATCCTTATGTGGACGCATTCTTTGCTTGGTGGGAAAGCGACCTCCACCAAACTCTTCAGGAGCTCAGAATAACCGGTGGTGAGCCATTGATGTCAGGTGAGACCTGGAAACTGATTGACTGGTTTAAAAACAATCCCGGGCGTAGCCACACACAATTGGCAATTAATTCAAATTTAGGTGCTGAAGTAGACATAGATCGTTTACTAGACAGTATTAAAGGCTTGCAAGTAGAAATATACACAAGCATGGAAGCAGTGGGTACACAAGCAGAATACATTCGAGACGGTCTAGACTATCAAGCGTGGTGTGCTAATGTGCTGAAACTATTGGATGCTGGTATAGTGGTACATTGTATGTGTACTATTAATGCTTTGTGCCTGGATAGCCTTCCTAAACATTTAGACCAACTGATTGAATGGAAAAAAATCTACGGTCGTGACTATATTAATTTTACACTGAATATCCTGCGATTCCCCAGTTTCCAAAGTGCATTGGTACTCGGTGAATCTTTAAGAAATCAATACAAACAAGATTTAATTGACTGGATGGGTAAACACAAAGGTCACAGCTATTTGCACGAACACGAAATTAATCACACTCAGCGATTAATTGATTATCTAGACGTGGTAAAAACTCCGCACTCGGATGCGTTTGACATGCCTAAATTGCTGAATGATTTTTACAAGTTTCATGCACAATATGATCAGCGCCGCGGTAAAGATTTTGCTCAGGCATTTCCTAATCTTAAAGAATGGTATGACTCAATACAAGTATAACAGTACAGACCTAGTGCGTTCTACAGAACTCACCGAGCGTGAGCGTTTTCTATTAGAAGATTCTAAAACGTTCTGCATCTATCCCTGGATACATTTACACGCTTATCCCACCGGAGAAGCATATCCTTGCTGTCATGCTGAAATGAAGCCCGGTGTTGTGGGTAATTGTCGCACAAACACACTAGAAGAAATATGGCGCGACAAACCCATGCAGAAACTACGTGCAGACATGTTGAGCGAAACTCCACACGCCGCCTGCACACGCTGTTATGAACAAGAAGAATCTGGATTCTTTAGTGGCCGCAAAAGCGCCAACAAGCATCACGGACATCAGATAAAGAAACTGGAAGAAAATCCCTTTGAAATGACTTACTGGGACATTCGCTTTAGTAATTTGTGCAACTTAAAGTGCAGATCATGTGGACACATCTTTAGTTCACAGTGGTATCAAGACCAGGCCAAACTGGCCGGCGGTGATTGGAAAGATCGTAATAAAGTACTCAACTATGCCGGCCGCACCGAAACAGACATGTGGCAACAACTAGAGCCACACCTGGACTATGTGGAGCAGATTTACTTTGCTGGCGGCGAACCCTTGCTGATGGAAGAGCACTATAACATTCTTGACGAACTGGTCAAACGTGGCCGCTTTGATGTTAGACTGATATACAACACCAACTTCACGCACACAGACCTTAAAGGTAATAGCGTATTTGAGTACTGGAAACAATTTAATTCGGTTGCAGTTGGCGCAAGTTTAGATGCAATGGGACCACGTGCGGAATACATACGCAAAGGCACTGATTGGGCAGTGGTAGAACAAAATCGCAGAGACATGATTGAAATCTGTCCAGGCGTGGATTTTTATATCAGTCCTACATTAAGTATTATGAATGCCATGCATTTAACACAATTCCATCGTGCATGGGTACAACAAGGCCTACTAAAACCACAGGATCTTAATGTAAACATTTTACAAGATCCTGTGCATTATAGAATTGATATTGCTCCTGCTAACTACAAAGAGAGACTCACAGCACAGTATTATGATCATATCGAATGGTTGACACAAGTAGGAGATCCGTTGGGTCGTGCCACACAAGGTTTTAAAAGTGCAATCACCTTTATGAATGCCACGGATAACACACAGTTAATAGATCAATTTTGGCGTAAGACGCATGATCTGGACGGTATTAGAAACGAAAACATCTTGGATATCATCCCAGAATTAACGGCATTAAAATGAAATTACCACAGGATAAATTTTGTGTACTGCCTTGGATCAGTTTAGAAGCTAGTCCCATCGGGACTGTACGTCCTTGCTGTCTTGCCGAAGATGAAATAATTGACAATGATGGCAATAAATTTGAATTGACCAAAGCCGACTTCGTTGAAATAAGAAATTCAGATTACATGAAAAATCTTAGACAGCAATTCCTGACAGGACAAAAACCTAATACCTGTAAGAAGTGTTGGAACGAAGAAGATTCAGGTAGAACAAGTAAACGAATGCACACTATTGATCGATTAAAACATATTGTTGGCAATCAGTCCTGGAGTGAAGATGAAAAACCAATGATGTTCTTGGATTTAAAACTAGGAAATATCTGTAATCTTAAATGCCGTATATGTGGTTCGTGGTCATCAAGTTCGTATGCAACAGAAGAAATGATGGCTGTACCACACCAAGATCGTAAAAAAACATTTGCCTATCAGATGCTACGTGCTGGTAGTTGGCCAAGAGAAAATAAACAATTTTGGCAACAAATTGATCAATGCCTATCTGACATACACTATATAGAATTCACCGGTGGCGAACCTTTTATGATCAGCGAACATTTTGATATGTTACAAGGAATTATAGACAGAGGAATTGCTGGACAAGTAGAGATACATTACAATACAAACGGAACCATAGTTCCTGAACGTGCGCCTGACATTTGGCGACACTTTAAAACAGTTGAAGTTGCATTTAGCATAGATGACGTAGGACCAAGATTTGAATACCAACGCATGAATGCTAGTTGGAAAGAAGTAAACGAAAACATTAACAAGTTTAAATTGTTACAATCTACAATGCCTAACCTACAGTTACAATGTTGTAGTACTGTTAATGTTTTTAATGTGCTGTATCTTGAAGAGCTTGCGGCCTGGCACAAGTTGGCTAGTTTTGATTTTATCTATTGGAATATGTTGCACGAAGCATATTATTTTAGCATAGGATCATTGCCTGAACTGTCAAAACAATATGTCAAACAAAAATTGGAAAGTACAGCAACTCTAGGTAATACAAAACAGGAGTTTGAAAAAATTATTCAATTTATGATGCAAGGAACAAGTCTTGATGGTTCTTTACTACGTGAAAAAATTAAAGAAATAGATCTACGAAGAAGCCAAGATTTAAATCAACATCATTCAGAGTTGGCTAAAACAATTGCTTATGAATAAACCTGAATCTTTGTGTATGGCACCCTGGGTGCATACCTATCTAAGTCCTCAAACCGAACGCAGAATGTGTTGTGCTAGCCGCGAACCTGCACAAAATTTTCAACAGTACATTGACACATCAGCAGGCACAGGAAAATATATTCCACTCACACTAGATCAACACTGGAATAGCGATCATATGAAAAGTGTTAGACAACGTATGATGGCAGGAGAAATTTTGCCCGAATGTGATGTTTGTAACAGTAAACTGTTAAATACTGATGTCTATCGAACATATTTCTGGCACCTATTCAAACATCGTTATGAAGAGGCCATGGAAAAAACACAGCCTAACGGATCTACAACTATGAAACCAATAAGTTGGGATTATAGATTTAGCAATCTTTGCAATTTCAAATGTCGCATGTGTGGGGATATGTTGTCTAGTAGTTGGGAAAGCGAAGAACGTCAACACAATCTTATTGACTATTCGGATCCAAGAAATAACTGGATGAAACCAGCAGTAAGAACAGAAATTAGTAAATTCCAGGACACGCAAATTGAAAAAGAATTTGCAGAAGCAGTAGAAGAACACAGAGTTGAAGAAGTCTATTGGGTAGGCGGTGAACCTCTAATGTATGAACAACATTGGCGGTATATGAAACGTATTATTGAATTAAATGATGGAGGACAATTATATGCCAGGTATAACACCAATCTTAGTCGCGTTGATTTTCGGGGTATTAATCTATATCGTGATATTTTATCTAATGTTCGCGATTGGCAAATCTGTGCCAGCCTCGACGGAACAGGAGCCACAGGAGAATACATCCGCACAGGGCTTGAATATTCCACCTTTCTAAAAAACTTTAAACAGGGAATTGAGATACAAAAACATCGCAGGCAAATGCGAATTGATTTTACTCTCACATTACCTGGACTATTTGAAGTTGGTAATATACAGCAGTTATCAAATGAGCTTGGGGTTGATATATTAGCCAAGGTGATTTTTAGTTTTAGCCCGGACATCATTATGAGTCCATTGGCATTGCCTCGTGAGTTATTAGACAGCACAGTAGATCGTCTAGTAACTAACTTACCTCCAGGTGCGTTGAAGGATGTGTTACTACAACTAAAATCACGCCCAACTTTTGCAGAACAATGGCCCGACACCTGGGAAAAAGGTCTTGCAAGAGGAAAGTTCAGAATGTTACAATTGGAATCTATTAGAAATGATACATTTGGGCTAGACCAAATACTACAACAGGATAACAAAATATATGGCTGGTGGAAAAATATTAGAACAGATTAAAATTGAACTTAAAAATAGAAATACAGATAATCTTCACTCAGTTTATATTGACGTCTATGATAGTTCATTATCTCGTAAATGGTTAAATGCATTAAACGGTTTGTTAACAAATGACTCTCATTTAGAAAAAAATTTTTGTTTTTTAGGATTTACTCAAAGTCAGCGCAATGGGTGGTACATTCTTGAACAGGTAAACAAATCAATAAATGCAATTAATCAAGCAAATATTGGATATACCATTGATGATTATTTTACAATGGAAAACACTATCACTGATGATCCTGTAGGATCAAGAACAGTTGGTAGGAATATGATTCATGAACGCTTGAATTGGTTGCATCGTTATTTTGAAGACCTTCAGGGCGTAAGCGGTAGCATGTCGGTTTATTTTAATCACGCCAGTGCTGACATACGCTGGCATATAAGACAATTAAATTTACTCTGTCATGAGTTTGAAACATGGGCATTGAGTTATCGTAAAGAAATAGAAGCACCTGAGTGGCAACGACCCAGCCAACTAATGTGTTGGTTAAATGCGCCAAGATTTACTCTTGACGAAAATGACTATGATTTATTTGGTATTGAAACAATAAACCGCAGTCTTGGAGGAGTGTTTGTTGGAGTTAACAAGGCAATTGGAAAACATCATTGGGAAGTATTCATGGACGAAGGCCGTGACAGTCGAGTTAGTGAATTAGTCACTACCTCTATGCGCAGTCAGACTGAAGCCGCTGGAGATTTTGATATTGAGTGGGCAAATAATCCAGGTAATCACAGCTGGCAACAAATTAAACTAGCTGAATTTAAAGAATGGTTAATAGTCAATGGGTTTGACCCTAATGATAAACTATTAACCATTGGGCATCCTCAAGTGGGACAAGTAGATTTAAAACGTAGTTTTAACACAGAAGATTACCTGACCGTTTGGAATCAATTAAATAATAGTCTAGATGTATACAGCGTGAGTACCAGCAGTAGTTGTGCTATATACGACTATCATTGGTCAGACTCAGACTTTATAGACCGTCAGATAAACATAATCAATCGAAAGAACTAATATGAACTGGTTAAAAAACTTAATCAATAGAATTAAACTTGAAATAAGATATAGAAAAAAACTCAAAGAGTTACGTAAACGAGATCCATTTATCTACAAATGAAAAAATACCTAGGTATAAGTGCTGGTTTTCATGACGCTGCCGTATCGGTAATTGCTAATCAAGGCGATATTTTATTTGCCGGCCACGCCGAACGCTACAGTAAAAGCAAGCATGATCCTCATATCAATCAAGACTTGGTAGCAGAGGCATTATCGTATGGCGAGCCAGACGTTGTTGCTTTTTACGAAAAACCTTGGCTTAAAAAGCTAAGAAACTTTTACGCAGGACAATATAATGAAGCGTTGGATTTTACCGATATTACTGTTCGTAAGTATTTGCATAAACATGTACCTGTATCTTTTCATAAAGAGCCATTATTTTTACATGCTGGACATCATTTGTCCCATGCTGCCGCAGGATTCCAAACCAGTCCCTTTACCAAGGCCACCGTTGTCGTTATAGACGCAATAGGTGAATGGGATACTATTAGTATCTGGGGAGCAATGTACGATTCTACACATCGAGCAACTTATAAAAAGTTGTGGAGCCAACGGTATCCTCATAGTATAGGGTTGTTTTATAGTGCAATAACTAAACGTATTGGACTACACCCAATGGACGAAGAATACATTACCATGGGCATGTCGGGATGGGGGAAATCCTCGTGGTATGAAAAAATGAATCAGGGTCTTATTGAAGATCTTGATACTATCAAGTTTAAAGATAATCTTCACACTGGATTAGATGCAACTTACTTAGAAGCTGCCACCAATGAAGACATTGCCGCATCAGCACAACAGCTAGTAGAAGAATTAATTGTCAATGTAATGAAACGTGCCAAGTCTTTAAATTGGAGCGATAATCTTGTATACATGGGAGGCGTGGCATTAAATTGCCTTGCAAATAGACATCTTGGAAACTATTTTAATAATATTTGGATTATGCCTAATCCTGGCGACGCAGGCAGCAGTCTTGGCGCTGCCGCTTTGGCATACGGTCACAGAGTTAATTGGACTAGTGCTTTTCTTGGGCATGACATTCCTGGACCGTATCCAGTTAACAGTATACTTGATGAGCTACTTAAAAATCAAATTGTTGGAGTGGCTAGCGGTAGAGCAGAGTTTGGTCCTAGAGCACTGGGCAACCGCAGTTTATTGGCCGACCCAAGAGGATCAGAAATAAAGGATCGTGTAAATGAAATCAAACGCAGACAAAAATTCAGACCATTTGCGCCAGTCATTCTGGAGGAGCATGTTGATATGTATTTTGATATGCCTCGTGGCTTCAGTGACAGTAGGTATATGCAAGTCATCGCTCGTTGCAGGCATCCTCACATATTTCCTGCTATCGTTCACGTTGATGGCACTAGTCGTGTTCAGACAGTTCCGAATGATGGATCGGGAATTAGACAATTGTTGGCAAAGTGGTACGTGATGACTGGTTGCCCAATGCTGTTAAACACCAGCTTAAACATACGTGGAGAGCCCATGGTTAATGATAGAGTCGATGCTGATAGATTTGAAAAATTATATGGAGTAACTGTATGCAGTTAACAGATATACCTGTTAAATTTAATTTTGCCAAACACATTTTTGGAAAAAAATTAGGAAATAAGATTGCATTAATTGATGATACCAGCTCGATTAGTTATGAAATGCTTGAGCATAGATCTCGGGGATTTGCTAAAAGTCTCACAGACATGGGGTTAACAAGAGAAGATCGTGTGTTAATATTAATGCCGGACACTATCGAATGCGGCATTGCAATACTAGGCTGTATATTAGGAGGATTTGTTCCGGTTATCGGAAATCCGTGGTCGCCTAAAAAAACTATTTGTCACTTTATTGAATCCAGCGCCGCAAAATTTATTAATTTTGCAAATAATAGAACAACACAAAATCAATCCATTGACAGTTACCTTGCTGAAACTACACACAAGCCCAAGCATGTGTTATCTATTGAACAACTAAATATATTGAGTACTCCATCAAGTTTTGATCCCCCAACAACTCTAAGAGACGGCGAAGCATTTTGGTTGTTTACCTCGGGCAGTACAGGAGAATCTAAATCAGTTGTACATTCTCATAGATCAATGATTGGTGTAGGGTTAGGCTACGGGATCGATGTAGGTTATAAGTCCGACGATATTGTTTTTGCCACATCAAAATTGTTTTTTAGTTGGGGAATAAGTAGTGCATTTATATCTCCATTGACTGTGGGAGCCACAACAATATTGCATGGTAAATTACATACTCCTAGTACTGCGGCAAGGATATTTAAAAAACACAAACCCACGTTATTTGGATCAGTTCCGTCTTTTTATGTTGGATTGTTAAATGAAAATTTACCAATTAACTATGGGTCTTTAAGATTGTGCGTAAGTGCTGGTGAGGCAATAACATCTACCATGCAACAACGATGGCAGGAGTTAACAAAATTACCTATCGTTGACGGGTACGGTAGTACCGAATTACTAGCACCGGTTATTGTGTCAGGAAAATTATTACCAGGATTTTCAGGAATGGTAAAAGATGCCAATGATTGTGTTGTACAAAATCAAGTGGGAGAATTGTATATTGATGGTCCGTCGATGGCTCTTAGATATCAAAATGAAACCAAAAAGTCCCAGGAAACTTTTATAGGTAAATGGTGTAAAACAGGAGACAAATTTATACAACAAGGTGATACATATCAGTTTGTTGGGCGTTCTAAAGATATGCTAAAAGTGAATGCCAACTGGGTCAGCCCAGTAGAAATAGAAAATTTATTAATATCGCACGAATTGGTATTTGAAGCTGGTGTGTCGGGTATTGAGAACAGTGATGGGTTAACAGAAATCGTTGCATACATTGTACTAGCACCCGATGTAGAAATCCCAGAAAATTTTGATCACCAATTAAAATCGTTGATAAAACACAAATTGGATTATTTTAAGTGCCCTAGGTACATTCGTGTAACCAAGGAATTACCCAAAAATACCAATGGAAAAATACAAAGGTACTTGCTAAATGAAACATATGAACAATCAAAATAAATCAATTTTAGTAGTTGGGGGCGGCACAGCTGGCTGGATGGCCGCTGGATATTATAGTAAAAAAGGATACCCAGTTACGCTGATAGAAAGTCCCGACGTTAATGTAGTAGGGGTAGGAGAAAGCACGTTACCTGCTATGAACTGGTTTGCAAATTTTTTAGGCATGGAAGAAGAAGAATGGATGCCACTTAGTGATTCAGTTTTTAAAATGGCAATCAAGCACGAAGGCTGGAACAATCGAGACTCAAACTGGTGGCATTGGTTTATCTATGATCGTACAACACATGAAGAACAATTTGAGCACTTAAAAAATAACACATTACCCCCTCGTGAAAAATTAGAATACGGATATCATGTTGATGCATTTAAATTTGGCGACACTATTGCTAAAACAACTGCACTCAAGCACGGATGTAAACACATTGTTGGTCACGTGACTGATGTTATTGGAAACCCTGAATCAGGGATAGAAAAATTAATAACCAGCACTGGCCTTGAATTGTCTGCTGATTTATACATTGATTGTACTGGTTGGCGCAAATTATTAGCAAGCAAAGTTGGCATGGAATATCATCGTTACGAACATTTGCTCAACGATCGTGCAGTTACAACAGCACAGCCAAGTCTACCTACTATTAATAGATATACAACAACAATTGCTAAATCAGCTGGATGGATTTGGGAAATACCGTTGACCACAAGACGAGGCTGTGGTTATGTTTATTCAAGTAAACACATATCTGATGAGCAGGCCGTTGAAGAATATTGTGAACATTATCCAGGAACCGATAAGAGCAAAATTAATTTTTTAAAATTTGTACCTGAAGTTTGTTTAAATCCTATAAATCAAAATGTTATCTGTGTTGGACTTGCTGGCGGATTTATTGAACCATTAGAAGCTACTAGTATATTTTTAACTCAGTATATGATTGTACAATCAGAAATGTTTGCATCAGGGGAACGTCCTGCTGGGGCTATTAACAGATCCCAGAAAAAAGTATTTGATCACACAGCAAAATTTGTTCTTTGTCATTATACATTGTCGGGCAGAACCGACACTGAGTACTGGAGATATTACAATGATCTTGAGAAAAAGATCAACACGCTGAACTATGTCAAACAAAAAGCGGCAGAAAAAGATGTCGAACAATGGAATTCAACCAATTTATTTTTCCCATGCAGTTGGTGGGCAATGTTAAATGGTTATGAACTGATTCCTGCAGAACAAACATGAACAATCAAATCAAATCCATTGTGGTTGTAGGCGGTGGTACAGCTGGCTGGATGAGTGCATGCTATATGGTTAAGCAAGGATTTGATGTAACATTAGTTGAAAGTCCTGATGTTCCTACCATTGGTGTAGGTGAAAGTTGTTTGCCTGCAATCGGTATTTTCTGTGATTCTCTTGGATTAAAAGAAGAGGAATGGATGCCTGAAGCAAATGCCAGACATAAAATAGGGATCTTCCATTACAATTGGCTTAGAGAAAAAGATACTGTATGGAAACACTTCTTCTGCTATGATCGTAATAATTGTAATGGACAATATTATTTAGAGTCGGGAATATTGCCGCCAGTCAAAGAAGGCAAGTATGCTTATCATATTGATGCAATAGCGTTTGGACAAATGCTAAAGCGCAGAGTCGCTGACCCAGCCGGAGTAAAATATCTACAAGCGCACATTGTTGATATCAAACAACACGAAAATGGGTATGTCAGCGGTTTGCTATTAGACAACGGGCAAACATTAAGCGCAGACTTTTATATTGACTGTTCAGGTCCTGCTAGACTTTTTGCAGATAAAGTTGGAATTAAATTCAGCAAGTATGGAGACATACTCAATGATCGTGCTGTGGTTTGTCCACAACAACTTGATCCAGGCCCACAACCGCAGTATACAATTACCTATGCAGGCAAAGCTGGCTGGCTCTGGGACACAGGGCTAGCTCATAGAAGAGGTTGTGGTTATACTTACAGCAGTCAGTTTATCACAGACGAACAAGCTCGTGCTGAATACTTAACATATTTTCCTAACACAAATGTGGACAAACTGCGAGTTATCAAGTATGACAGCATGTATTCACATAACCCTTTAGAAAAGAATGTGCTGGCAGTCGGGCTGTCATCGGGATTTATGGAACCATTGGAAGCAACCAGCATATATCTTGTGCAATACTATCTTGAAGCGTTTGCAAGATTTGTCAACACTGGCCGAGATCCAAAAGTCTACAACAAAGCAACATTGAATCTAACCAAGCAGTTATATGATTTTGTATTGACCAATTACACATTGACTCAACGCAACGACACTGAGCATTGGCAGTATTATCAGGACCTTGAACGCAGAATAAACACTAAAGAACTAACACGTTTTTGGGCCAGCCAACCCGATGTTGGTGCCTGGGAACTAACAAGAATGTTTTCACCTTTTAATTGGTGGAGCAAAGCCAAGCATTTTGAGTTGTTGTAATTTATAGATAAGTTTCTAATCCGCCTCGACGACGAATATCCTGAGTGCAACAACTGATGCCCCCGTCAAAGAAATACTTGTGTCGTAACTCTGAAATTATTGGTTCAATGTTATGTTTTTTGCAAAAATCAAAAACCATCTTGTTGTAAGAACTAAAGATAACATGTTGCTCGTCTAACACCAAACAGTTAACATCAAACACAGTTTCTTTAACATACCCAGTCCATTTGGTCAGATAAGTGTCAACAAACTTAGCAAACTCAGTAGTTGGATTCTGACCTTGTACATACCAGCGTCCATTAAAGTTTTCTTGACGAAATTTTCCAACCTCCATGGCAGCAAAAATACTTGCGTCCCAAATCTTACACACTTCCCATCCGGGAAAATTTTCTTTGTAGTTGATATCACCATCGTGCATGGTACTTAATATTACCCCCGGTTTTAATATAGCAAACACACTATCCCCGTGCCCATTTGTGACAGCTCTACGAATTCGATATCGACTATCTAGTACATTATTTCGAATCCATTCCATCTGACCGTCAGTTAGCCACTCGCTGTTGTCAAAGAATACATCTGTGCCCACACGAACAATACAACTGGCCACTGCGTCTACCATAACGTGGTCAGGGTCATATATGTTATTGCGTGATTCAGAATTTTTATTGTGCGGATCAATTATGCTACCTGGTTGTTTCTGTTCGTAGTCACGACATATAGTATTCATTTCCGCAACATTTAATACTCTTAATAATTTTTCACCCAGGGTAATTTGCCAATCTCTAGGTGTTAGTGGTGGGATTGGGACACCTTGATCTGTTATTTGCAAACTTTGCCATTGTTTAATTTTTGGAAGATCTGGCCTCTTAACTACTGCTCCGTACGATTCAATTACTTTTTGTAGATTATCCAAATCTTCAGCCGACTCTTCGAGTATTTTAGTCATTTGACCTTTAACTTGTTCATCCTGGATAAAGTTAAAATATTCTGGCGTATAAACACAACCAACAATTACTTCTTCAAGTGGTTGCCAACTGGTGTAACTATTAATAATATTAGACATTTAATTTTCCTATTATTCTATTTAACTCTTCATGTCCTGTGGACAAAAACAATCTCTGGTTGTGTCTGACATCTTCTATGCATTGTTGATAAATCAATTCTGGATTAGAATTGAGTTGTGTTAGTGTATCAACAATTGCCATCCATCGATTAGTATTATCCTGTATACTATCATACTTGTTGTTAATACAATGATCAAAGGTTTTATAACCACGTTCTCTAAGAGTTGCTAGACTATTTGGTGGACCAACAATTATAAAAGGCTGACCAAATTTAATTGCCTTCCATGTTTTTTCTGTTAAAAATGTGCCACCACTCTGATCAGCATCAAAATGTGTTTCTAGTATAATATGTATGTAGGATTGTGTGTATAAACTTGCATTGACAATGTGATGATCATTGTGTTCTTTTTCTGATTGATCGTCACAACTATATGGACCATTGTTAATAAAAAAATCTAGTTCATTTCTTATTTCTATGTGATCAATTTGAATTGGGTTATCATCAAAGTTATCATCGATGACGCATTTTGTATTGTAACTCCATAAACTGTTTTCTAATAATCCTTTGCGTTCTAAGTCTGCCAAGCAGGTGGCCCTCCACCACTTGTGAGTCCTACATAGTGCAGTAAATGTATACTGACGTTTTTCTGTGGTTATAGGAACGGCCACCTGATCTCTATTGATGTAGCGAAAGAAAAACTCATGGTCTGAAAAGTAATTTTCAGCCGCTGAATTAGCACTTATAAATGTGTAACATTTTATATCAATATTATGTCGATGACACAAGTTGTCTAGTCTTTGTGTTATTCTAGTTGGGTTATCGCCTTCGTGATAATAAAATAAAACATGTATTTCTTTGTCTTTTATCTTTTTTAATGTATTAACAGGAATTAAAGAAAAATAATCGCATTGAAAATCAAACCATCCTATTGATATTGGGTATACTGACCCCTGTGGAGCACTAGACACTAGATGTACGTTGTAAGGAATTTTATAGCAATGAAAATAATATAAAAGACGCAATGGCACAGTATAAGGCCATTGGCTATCAAATTTTCTCCAACTGGGTGTGTAAGGAACTGCTTTAAGAGTTGCTAGATTTGGATATCCAATATTTGGAGTAGACAATTCATCGTAACAAAAGTTTATCATTAATAAAAGTCTTTTTTTATTTTTGCTAACATTCCTTGTAGCTCTGCCCAAAGTACAGCTTCAAACCCGCCATTATAAAAGTGATTCCAATTGTGCTCTATAACTTCCTGTGCCATATTAAATAGATCCTGTTTGCCCGACAGCGGTAATTCGTTAAGGTTGCGCAATAGGTTGGCAATGTGCTTAATCCTATCTTCATCTTCTGAATCGTCGTAACTTTCGTCCCATATTCCTTCAAATGTGCGAAACCCATAACTTCGTAAGTACTTTAAGCTGCCTTTGGTACCCACAATCACAAACGGCATTCTCAGAGCTATGGGTTTGAATGTTTTTTCAGTCAAATGATGTCTGCGTCCTGTGTACACAGTTTCTGTAACCAAATATAATAAACTCTCGGCAGCTTCGTCAAATAAGCTTAGCCAACACGAATGCATTGGATGATCAGTCTCGCCAGCAAATTGTATAGGTAAAGGTGTGCGAGAAAACACCGACTCAATGTCAGGATAACGTTCTGCCAGGGGTTTGATAGCTTCATGTATACTGATATTTTCTACAGGACAAGTATCGGGACAACTGATATGATTGTCTAGCATACGGTTTTTAAATATATGATATAACATTTCAAGTCGGTGTTTACGTTCTCCGGCAATAATACGATTTGGAGCAATAAATGTTTTGGTGATCTTGCGCTTGCTAGCAGGAGAAATCAGGAATGTTTTGTCGTACCCACGATACCAATCCAGCGCGGCCCATCCATGAAAAAAATAATAATAAAATTCCCAATTGTATTTTTTACACAGCTCCTCCACTGATTCACTGTTAGACTCACTGGTTACTATTCCGTGGCGCCTCTGTGCATCAACATAACTAATGTTATCCAATGGATTTCTATCATAAACCTCAGCAAATAAATCAGCGTATATGTCCAAATGAATTGGCTCTTGGTCGTGAAAGAATATATAATTAATCATATCTATGCTATTACCGCCAAAGTGAATCAAACTGTCAGGGTTGGTATTGCCTGGAGGATCACAACAGTACAATTTTGTATTTGACACTTGATTTTTTATAAATGGCCAAAAAGTATTACCATAAATTTCGTCGATTCTAATCATGTTTGATATATTCTATATAGGAAAAAAACCAGGATTGTTTGTGCATGAACGTGCAGTAACAAGCACGGAGCAGGCCTGCGAACTAAGTCGCACTCGATATTGTTGGGTCGTAAATTACTTATCGAGCTATTCTGAGTTTAATTTTCTTTGGGAACCAGCACCCTGGCAAGCAAATCAACAGCATGTATTTCCTAGTCAGTGGCAAAAAGATTCGGGTACTTATCTAGTACCAAAAACTGGATTCACGGATACCAATTACCATACAGACATGGTTGTTCTCACTAGACAATCTAGCGATATATACTTAATAGATCATATGGATAATTCTCTAGAATTAGCATTGAATACTCTGTCGGAAAAAATCACAATTAAAAAAGTGGTTAGATATTTTGACAATTATCTTGACACTCTAACACGCATTGCTAAAACAGCTAGCAATGACAATCTTGAATACATTTGGATTTGCTCTACAATCTGTGATTATACTAATTTTGATTTTACATGGCATCCTGATCCTTGGCAAAAAGAGTTGTTACATGTATTTCCTAGCAATGAACAAAAGTTTGGTGATACATTTTTAATGCATGTGCCAACGTTTATTGAAAGAATTAAGGGTAAAGAATTACTCGAGTGGTATGATTTAAACTTTGTTGACTTGCAAGTTAAACGCAGGCCAGTACCAGTAATACAACATTCCTGCGACACACAAGTTACTGCATTAGATCCTGACTCTTTTTATGGTCCGGTAGGATTGTTTACTGTTCAAAATCCTCCAATGGTGTACCCAACTGTTAATCTATGGAGAGAACTAACTAAGACAGTTATTACATTGTCCCCAAATAACGATTGTGCATTAATTCCACGAACAGCATTGTCTACAATTAACACACAAGTCTACGACTATCCGTACATTGATAAAACTCAGATTAGTCATGATCTTGCATTGCAAGATATTGTGTTTATTAGCTACGATGAGCCCGAGGCAGATGTAAACTATGAAAAATTGTTAACAAAATTTCCTCGAGCTAAACGTGTGCATGGTGTGGTTGGAATGGAGAATGCTCTGGCCGAGGCTGCTAAGGCTAGTCAAACACCCTGGTACTTTGCAGTATTTGGCAAGACAGAGTTACACCCAGATTTTGATTTTACATTCCAGCCTGACTATTTTCAACAGCCTAAACACTATATCTTTTACAGCGAGAATCGTGTAAACAAATTAGTCTACGGAGAAATGGCTGTTATCATGTACAATTGTAATCTTATACTAGATAACATTGGCCAGGAATTTGGACTAGATTATACAATGAGTTTCCCACACGAAGTTGTGCCAATTATCAGCACCTATGGTAATTTTAACACAAGTCCATACCACACCTGGAGAACTGCATTTAGAGAAGTCAGTAAATTATATGATATACAGTCTCGAACTCCAACAATTGAAACTGATTATAGAATTAATATTTGGGAAACAGTTGCTGACGGCGACTATGCTGAGTGGGCATTGATAGGAGCCAAAGACGGCCGAGAATTTTATCTAGCATATAAAGACAACTATGAATACAGAAAAAATAGTTTTAACTGGCAATGGTTAAGAAATTATTTCTCAGAACGTTACGGCAACGTTAGTTAAAAAAATCTATTACAGCTTTGGCCACAGTTTCTGCCTGTGCAGTGGTAATTTGTGCATGTACTGGCAAACTCAAACACGAGTCTGCTAGCCGTTCACTATTTGGAAAACTATCCGTACCTGCCATTCTAGCATACACCGGTTGTTTATGTAATGCCAGTGGAAATTGTATACCAGTTTCAATTCCACGACTTGAAAGAAATTCTTTTAATTCATTTCTACAATCTGTTGCAATAACAAATTGATTATAAACGTGGGTACTCACATTACTGTTTACTTTTGGCAATTGTATTTTGTCACAGTTAGATAACATATTGTAATAAACAGATGCATTTTCTATACGTCGTTGATTCCAGGTATCTAAATGATCTAGTTTGGCTGATAAAATCGCTGCCTGCATAGAATCTAGTCTTTCATTCCAGCCAATAGTCTCGTGTACGTATTTTTCTTTTCTTCCGTGATCTCTAAGCATTTTAACAAGTTTAACTAATTCCTGACGACCTGTAACTGCACCTGCATCTCCCATGGCACTTAAATTTTTTCCTGGGTAAAAACTAAAACATGTTAAATCTGCCTGGCTGCCAATTGAATTTCCAAGGTACCTGCATCCAGAACTTTGAGCCGCATCTTGTATGATTGGGATGCCGTTGGCAATCTCCTTGAGCTTCTTTATATCCACAGTTTGACCATAAAGATCCACCACAATAATTGCTTTGGTTTTATTTGTAAGTTTTGACTCAATTTGATCAAGGTCCATAGTATAGTATTGATCAATGTCAATAAAACGAGGACGAGCATTTAGTTGACTAGCGCACTCAGCTGACGCAACAAAGCTCATACTTGGAACAAGCACTTCGTCGCTGGGACGAACTCCCACGGCCCACAAAGACAACATCAATGCACTTGTGCCACTGCTTACTCCGGCACAATCTTCTGACTGCGTGTAGTCTTTCCAGGCAGTTTCAAATTTTAAAACTTCTTCCCCGCCAATGAATGAACTGTTTGTAATACAACGTTCAATGGCTTGGTCAACTGGAATTTTTACTTCTAGGTATTCGCTATATAAATTTGCGTATGGTATTGTTATCGACATTTTACTGGTCCTTGGTTCCACGAGATTCCAAATTTTTCATCGTCTCGAGCTTGATTGATTAATCTACTTACCACATGGTCGAATGCATCTAAATATCCAACATCAGGTGGCGACGGTCTTATTGTTTTTTTAGAGTTAACAAATTCTTGCACTACGGTTTCTATGCTACTGTTAACTGTGTTTCCAATTATATATCTTTCAGCACCTGGTCGATCTAAGAATCCACTTTCGTGATAGACATATACATCTCCCTTGACGTCAACTGCTACAGCCACTTGAGGAAAGCTAGTTGGCACCATTTCTTTCCAGGAAATCATTGACAATGGTCCAGAATTTTTTCCATGCACCAGCGGTTCTAGTGCATATCCAAAATCCCAATGTGTGGCCGGCCATTTATTTGTTTTAAAATCTTTAATCAAATTAAAAATATCAACAAGATGCACTCTTTCTTCGTCGCTGATGATGCGCACATTTTGACTAAAGTCTTCTCTCAATGTTACAAAATCCACAGGACGCACGGTCCGTGAATTAATATAGTCAATGATGTTTAATAACTTAACAACATCCTTTGAGTGGCCAGGCAGTATGATCCAATTAACTCCCACACGAACATTGTGTGTTGAATTGATATACTCAATGATATTTTCAACAATACGATGATAACTCTCAGAATGACGAGTTACTTTAAATGCACTTTGTTCATCAACACCATACAAACTAAAACGAACAGCATGAAGGTCTTTCATTCCTGGATGTTGTTCTATGTATTTCCGAGTCATCATATAGCCGTTGGTGTATAATTGCATTTTATATCCACGTTCGGCACCGTAGGTAATAATGTTGCCTAGATACTTGTTGGTCAGCGGCTCTAGGCCCCCACTGATACGAAATCGGTCATCCCAGAATGCATCAGTTTTAATGTCTTGATCAATAATCTGTTTGAAAACATCAAATCCATATTGCTCAAATTTCTTTTCGTATTTGGCCACAGGATTTCGTCCGCAAAAGTTGCAGTAGAACATACAGCTCATACCAGTGTACAGTCCGATACGATTTGGGTACATGTAACTGTGATCAATGGCCGCATGTAATGATCCGTTTGTCAGCAATGGAGTGATTGTATTGGTCCAATATTTTGTGCCGCCACCATGATACAATATGTAATTCTGAGCTGGTTGATCTTCTCTGATCTTACTAGATATTACTAGTAGTTCGTTGGCAGAGATTGATAGCTGTTTTGCAATTTCTCTTTGAGTAATAAATGGATCATCTGACAGTAACTTACACACCTGTTGAGACACAGGGTCTAGGTGCAAAATGTCTGCATTTGTCGGGCCTTCGACTTTGCTGTGTGTGTAACCTAATCTTGTCATTTAACTATATCAATCAGTTGATCTGCAATGTATTCCACTTCTAAGTCTGTCAGCTCAGGGTATATGGGTAAACTCAATACTCGTCTGGCCAATGCACTGGCTTTAGAAAACATTCCAGGGCCGACAATTGATTCATATAATGGAATTTCGTGTAACGGAAGTTCGTAGTGTACTTTTGTTTCAATTTTTCTAAGCATTAGTTCTTTTTTAACTTCGTTTCGACTGTCTATGTCAACAACAAACTTGTGATTACAATGATCGACATAATTTGATTTGTCAGTTAATGTTCTAATGTTTTGTTTTGAAAAATGTTCAATCCAATATCCTGCAATTTTACTTCTACGCTGTTGCCATTGATCAATGTATTTTGTTTTAACCATCATTGTTGCACAATCAACTTCACTCATACGACTATTGCTGCCAGTCATGGTATGTCCAGGTTTTCCATTGTCTCTCCACCCCAGCGCATATTCGTGTAACTTTGGGTCGTCCGTGATTACTGCACCACCATTGCCGTAACAACTTAGATTTTTCATTGGATCAAAACTAATAGCTGCCGCATGACCTTTTCGTCGACCACGGTCACTTAGCCAATGTTGTGCGGCATCCTCAATTATGATATTTGCCATAAGTTCCCAACCGTTGCGTATAGGTGCACCGTACAGTCCAACTAACACAATAGCATTGTAATTAACTAATTCAGGCATGGCATGATCTCGATCCATTATCCCATATGCATCTGTATCAACAATAGTAACGTCCCATCCTGAGCGCAAAAATGCATTGATGGTAGCTGGATATGTAATTGCTGGAACTAACACATGGCAACGGCTATCCCAGTCTCTTGTTATGTAGTATTGGGCGATTATTTCTAATGCCTGTGTTCCGCTATGACATGTTATAGCATATTTGCTATTGTTTTTCTTGGCTAACCATGTTTCAAATTCTTTGGTATAGATTCCATTCATGAGATTACCAGATCGCAATACACGATCTGTGGCATCTAGAATTTCTTCTTTGATGTTGTTATACTGTTTTCGGAGCCCAGTAAAGGGAATTGTTAAGCCAGCTGTAGTAATTTTGAAATCCTTCATGAACATCAACTTTGGGATCGTAACCTAACATGGCACGAGCCTGATTAATATTTAACGCACCGCGACTGGGAAAGTCTGCATCTCTATCTCTACACTCGATCTCGCCGCTGCCTACTATACTTACAATCATTTCTGCCGCTTGCAATAAAGACACAGAGTGTGATTTAGTAATGTTGAATGTGTGATTTTTAGCACCGGGCATGGTGGCCGCGGCGACAATGCCATCGGCGGCATCGTCAACATAGGTAAAGTCTAGTGTTTCGTTGGCACCGTTTACTTTTAACGTCCCACCACGCATGGCAGTAAGCATAAATTTAGCAACCACACGATCTTCCACATCCAAGGGTCCGTACACAGCACTGGGACGAATGATAACAAATTCCATGCCAGTTCGTCGAGCATAGTCTTTGACCAACCACTCTCCTGCCAGCTTCATAATACCATACTGACCCTGTGGGTTACACACAGCATCTTCTTCGACTTGATCAGTAAAGTCGCCATATACCATTGAGCTACTAATGTAAACAAATCGACGAACACCATGCTTTTTGGCACTCTCAAGCAGATTGATCAAGCCTTCCATCATAACACGACTGCCATTTGCTGGATTGGCATTGACTACTTTTTGTCGGGGGAAACTGGCCATGTGTACAACTACTTCGGGTTGTTGCACCTGCATCACATAATCAACTGTGTCTGCAGTCTCGATAGATGCATTATAAAAACCAGGATGGTGGATTTTTTTAATACGCTCTTCCATCAAGTAATCCAACTCACTCTGCGGAATAATTCCGTAGGTTGTTTTGTTATCAATGATTGAGGTTGTGTGGTCAAGATTTTGTAATCTTGAGATGACGTTATGACCAATAAGGCCCAACCCACCTGTTACTAATATTTTCATTTTATATTGCCTTATTGTAATTTCTTTTTCAGATAAAAGCTACCTACAAATATAGCTAACATTGTACATAGAGTTACTACTGCAGGAACAACCAATGGAAGATTTTTACTCATGAAGTAAAAATAGTTTACACCATTCATAGCAAGCACAGTCCATAACATTGTTTCTTTCTTGACCCACCCTAATAAAATATTACCAAATGGTGCAAAAAATAACACCACAGGTGCCGCTGCCAACCACATGTAATATACTTCAGGCTGTACATCATCAAGCACTAATCCTCTGTAGGCAATACCAAACACAGTAACAACTGCCATGAGAACAATACTGATGTCAGTGCTGATTTTCTCCTTCATGCCATAATAACATGTAAGAGCAATATAAATCAACATGTCAGATCCTGTGCCAAACATAGCACTAGCACATCCACCAATAAATGACCAAATACTAAAACTTAACAATCGTTCTTTGCTGTCTATGTCTACACTATCTTGATCACTGGTATTGCGTGTTACCAAATATGCTACAATAAACGAAAGCGCCATACTCACAAACAGCATCTGAACTACTTTGAACGCAATTAAATGATAAAGGCTAGACATAAAGATAAATCCAGCAAAGTTAACTAGTGCATAAAAAGGAACCCATTTGAAAGTTGATAGACTATGACCTTTTCTAGTTAGAATCCAAATAGCCGCAGACACCATGCCGATACTTTGTATAGCCAGACTAAAGTCTCTAGCTGCCATAGGAGTAATTTTAAAATATAGACTCAAGATTGGAAAAGCAACTGCACCACCGCCTTCAGGTGTAAACCCTGCAATGGCCGAACCAAACACCATCATTAACGCATACAACCAGTGCGTGTCATACAACACAAATCCAGGTCCAGTCAAGATCAAGTATAACCATGAGATTAGTACTGCGCCTGCCCAAACGGGCCAAATTATTTGTTTATTCATTTTTTTCTTTTATCCAAAGTTCGTAGTAAGGGTCAAATCTCCAGTCCTGCGGCGGATCAAGCGGATCAAACTTCCAGGGATGTGTTTCTGGAGTTTCTGCAGGTATTGGAAATCTTTTTTGATAGCTAGAAAGAATATAGTCTCGAATCTGCTGATTACTGTATTGATCAGCGTACATTCCATCCACCAAAGGCTCAGGACTTTCAATTGATTTGAAAAACCTAAAGATATTTATCCCCATTTGAGTTTCCAAAAAGTTTGATCTTGTTCACTTAGTCTTGCCATTATACGATACAAGTGCCCATAACTAGAAATATCTGCTTGACGAGTCCAGTAAGGTTTCTCCACAGCATGTTCCATGATGAACTTGCCGGCATCAGATTCCTGCCACTCATATATAGGTTGTGCCACATACAAATCAGGATCGTCTACGTCTCCCATACGGATCTGGTGTACACACACATCACGGAACGTTACTGCTCGGTCCCCAATGATCTCGGTACGTTCGGGTTGCCATTGCTTGTATTCGTCTGGATAAGTGCTTGTTATTGCCATATGCTATTATAGCACAAAGATTTAGTTATTTGCAATTAAATTGGTGTTATATAATTTTAAATAAAGTTCTGCGTAATGTTGATGTTGTAACGGTCCTGGATGAGCATTATCGCTACCAAAATCTAAAAAGTCATACTGATATTGAAGTTGAACAAATTCAGGTATGTTATAATGCTTATATATACTCAGTGGATCAAACATCAATCCAACTGCCACTAACTTTGCACCTGCTTTTTGGCAAAAATTACTAGCCCTTCTAACAGCAAGAACGTTCTGCCAATACAACGTAGGATTATCAATCAAGTTAATAGGAAAAGCATTGTTGAGTGTTGGAATGAGTTCATATCTGGAACGGTTTAAATGCAAAATTGTTTTGTCGGCGGTAACCACTGGCATTCTATTTTGTGTAGTTATCCCCCAAAAGACAATATCACCGGGACGTAGGTCAGATCTTGAAATCTGATCACTTTGCCATATAATACTACTACCGGGTAGTGTTAAATCACTATATGGTAAGTTTAATTTTTGTGAAACTAGATGTTTCCATGTTTGTAATTGTGTTACACCAACTCCGTAGGATATACTGCATCCTACTGCCCAAAATTGCTTACTGGCTACTCTTTGATCTTGCAGAAAATCTGCGGCCAAAAAATCATATGGCGTAGATAACTTACCAGCATTATCGACCTTTCCACTTTGTGCGTGAAAAAGTAAGATTGTATGCAGGGATTCTCTTTGCTTGCTGAAATGATCTTTTGTTTCGTCACTCCAGACGCCATTGGGCGGCCGATAAAATATCTTATCAGCCTTGCGGCAAACTTTATCAAGTTCTTTTAAATTACCCATATCGGCTGCCGACGTATAGACAGTTGCACCGATTGGATTGTTTATGAAAGAATCTATATTCTCAAATGTTAGTAAGTATGCTGTAGGATCAAAATTTTTAGCCTCTGTGGCTAACTCCTCAAACACATCACCAACAAATAAGTTAAACATTTTTTACTAAATCATCCGCCATTGGGAAGATTGCTGTGATGGCTTGAGCACAAGCTCTTGCAATTTCTTGATGTTCTTTTTGTGTGCCGTTGGCTGAACGCAATTCAATAAAGTGAATCCATGAGCGCAAGGTACCATTCATGTACAAGCGACTTTCAATTAGTCCTTCGGGTAACACAGCTCGGGCTTGTTCTTTGGCTATGCCGTTTTTAATAGCCCATTCGTATTCACGTTGGGCCGCATAGATAACTCGTTGTTGCGCACGAAACCATTCATTTTGCAACAAGGTGTCTTCGGTTTCTATGCTGTTTTGTCTATTCTTTGTGTCTTGGAGTCGTGCTTCTCTATGTACGAAGTTAAGATCCTTTGTTGGATCAGCGTAACGCTGGGAGAATTCTTGAAAACTAAAACTTCTGTGTCGCAAGATTTGTCTTGCAATGTCTCTTGTTGTGGTGATTTCCATGCAGGCTGACACCATTTCGAGTGGGCTCCAGTGTTGGTGCTTGACCAAGTATCGGATGAGTTTTTCTGATGTATCTGTGTTGAGCTGATTGGAGGGATTGCTGACACGGGCGCAATACGCAATGAGTTCTTGCGCATCTGCAATGCCCATATCTGCAAATCTCTCTGTTGGCTGTGAATAGGATAATAGTTGAACATCCATGATATTTATAAGTTGCCTAATAGTTTATCTGTTTCGGGTTGAAGAATATCAGCCACAGCCTCAATGTCAAGAATAAAATCCATGTTAACAATGTCATCTTGGTTTTCTTGAATAAAACGTTCAACAACTACATGAATATCATCAATGTTAAGGCCTTGCTTTTTTAACGTTTGAAAGTTGATGGTTTTTTGCTTTTTATCAACAAGTTTAAAAACCATTTTCTTAACACACTCAAGAGGAATATGATTTAAATCAACATCATTGATAATCGCCTCCCACTTTTTTAAAAAGTCCTCACCTCGTTGCATCCGCTACCGCCTTTTTTGTTCTAGTGCGTTTGGTGGTAGTTTTAGTTTGTGGTACTCCTGACATTTGTGCGGCTTCAGACTTTAATCTGGCACTCTCAGCCAATAAGCCTTGTGCTTCCCTTTCCATGCGATCTGCTTGAGCCAATCGATCACGGGCAAGTTGTACATCGTCTAGTGCTAGTGCGGCATCAGATCCTGCAACATTTGATCCTCGTTGTAGGTTTGATCCTGAGCCAACTTCACGACCAAAGTCGTCTCGGCGATTTACTTTTCCAGTCATTCCACGATTTTTGTCAAGGTCGGCCATTTCACGAATAGCACTTTCTCCCAACCTCATCTTACGAATGATGCCATTCATTTCTTCAAGATTGACATGGCTAGATGCACTAGCAGTAACAGTGACCTGTTTTGCCTGCACCTTTTTAATCATGCCTTCTGCATGTAAAGTTTGTAGCATGGGACGACCATCAGAAAACAATGTACGGAATAATGCATCCCCAAGATTTTCTGCTGACTGACCCTCTGGTGATTCTAATGTACGCATGATAGAATCATGTAAATGTACTGCCAGGGTGTCTGGGTAGACAACCAACGCCATGTGCTCTTCTCCTGGCACTTCTCGAAATACAATAGCAACCTTACGGTCACCGTGTTTACCAATATGTTTGATCATATTCATTCTCCTTTGTTGTTTTCTTCGGCAATTGATGCCTCTGCACGTGATATAACTGAGTTTACAAAAATAGTAAGTTTGTCATATACGTCACCAATTGATTTCATCTCGTCGGCTCTAAAAGCGCCTCGGCTACAAGCCAAATCTATGATGTTCTTTATCACAATAAGATCTGTGATTTTAATTTGATTGTCGGTATCATCCATACTGATATTTACTGAATAAAAAACCCGGAAGAATAAAATCCTCCGGGTTTATTACGGGTTTTGGACAAATTAGTCTTGGTCGCCTTCACCGTACAATGCCCAAACACCAAATGGTGGTTCAGGATTGCGGTCACCGTGTATGATCCATAGCGTGTCACAGTAATTGGGATCGCCCCAGCTACCAAACGGATAGCCGTCTGTGAATACCACAAGTTTTTTAGGCTCAATTTCGGCACCCTTGAGGTACTTAAAAATAGCGCCAAATTCTGTACCACCACCACCTTGGATGTTGTATTCTGTGATATCTTCCAAGTTGTCGCTGTCATACTGTTGTGGGTTGTATGTGTCTGTGTCAAATGTAAACACATGAATACGATACGAGTCAAACGATTCCATAATGCCTTGAATCTCACTTAGGAAGTCTTTGCATTGTTCTGTACTAATTGAACCCGACGTGTCAATGGCCACAGCAATGTCAATGGCGTCATTGGTCTTCATGCCAGGCATTACAGCATCCATGTCCCAACCTTTGCGGCTGGTACGCATCCAGGAGTAGTCACTTTTGATAGTGCTTTCTAATTGCATACGAAGCATCTCACGCCAGTCCATCACAGGCTCTGTCAATTCTTGAAGCATGCGTTTGACACCTGCGGGTAAATTGCCAGCATCGCAGGTTTGTGCGGCGCTTAAAACAGCAGACTTGATCTCGTCACGAATGCGATCTTTTTCTTCTTGCGAAAGCTTTGGTCGTCCTTTGCCTTCTTTGTCGCCATCACCATCGTCATCGCCACTGCCGTCACTTTCATCATCGCCATCCATGTGTTCATCGAGCATTTTGTCAATGAGCTGATCTATATTGAGTTTTTCTGCGTTTTCGTACAAGATATCATAGATCTCTTCCGAACTTTTACCTTCATATTTTTGATCATACAAACATGGTACGCTGGTGATGAATTCACCTACTTTGTGTTTCTTTAAGTCTGCATTAACACAATAATCGTTTGCAATATTCCAAAGTTGATGATCTCTGTTGCCTTTACGTCCAAAGTGATCGTAGACACAATGTAGTACTTCGTGTCCAAACAAGAACTCAATTTCTTTAGGTTTCAAAAGTTTAATAAAGCGACTATTATAGTAGAAGTTGCGGCCATCTGTGGCGGCAGTACTACACCACTCATCGGCATTGATAAGTTTTAAACGAGTTGCCAGGTTGCCAAAGAAACTGGTCCGGAGCAACATGCCAACTCTTGCAGTAACAAGTAATTCACGAACTTCTCTATCCAATTTAGGATCTGTCGGTCCAATTAGATTTTTAAACTTCTTAGAAAGTTCTTTTTTGTTTTCGGTAGTTGCAGTACTCATTTAGGCTCCTTGTTTAACTATACTGTATTATAGCAATTATTGATTTATTGGTCAACTGTATGTGCCAGTTGAAAATAGGCCAGTTCTTTGTCTGTGGCCAGGTAAATTCTCAAATCATTGTAGCAATTGGTCCAGGACCAGTGCGGATTACATTCTACAGGTAGGTCTTTGGAGTTTGGTTTAACCCAACCACCTTTGACTGCCATCATTGGTACTTTGGTTACTAACCAACTGTGAATCTCTTCATATTGCCTAACTTCGGCACTCCAGCCATATGCTTCTGTTAGAAATTGCAATGCTTGATTGTAGGCCAACGGCCCTTCTCCGTTGCTCATGCGCTGACTAAATCCAACGTAGTATTCAAACCAACTACGGTATCTATAGCGGCCGTCTAATTTGTATATATTGTATTTCATCTTAGATATTTAAGGCCAAATAAAGTAGCATCGTGTGGATCTCTAAAAATAAAATCCACAGTCCATGTATCAACTTGAGTATCCATATTTAGGATTGGGCTTTGGTAGTACCAACGACTTTTATCTCTGCCAAAATCTTGGTAGACTTTTTTGAGAAAAGTCTGGACCTGGTGGTGACTGTACGGATCAAAACTAATCCGTACAGTAGCATAAGAGGGAGTCTGTTCATGCATAGCCCTATGCCTTCGTTTAGGAAGTTGAACAGACTCCAAACACTTAGCCGTTAGCCTGCAAGATGTACTTGCCGTAACGTTGATGAAACTCGTCAAAGTTCTTGAGCTTGGTAGGCATGAACGGCAAGTTGTATGTGGTAAGCGCAATTCTAGCACCCATAACAACCAACTCTGTTTCAAAGTTTTTCATCATGTAGCCAATAAAGTTGTCTGCCATTTCATGGAACTTCTTGTCATCGACCTTGGCCTCAACAGCATCTTTAAGTTCGTAGCACATTGACACTACCAACGAATACATGGCACTTACTTCTTTGACTTTTAGTTCTGTCTCTTTGCCACGCAAGATATCTTCCGGCTTGGGCAGTTTACTAGCAATCTTGCGATGAGCCATAAACTTAACAGCAAGTCCTTCACCAACACTACCTGCAATTAAGTCTGTAAGTGTGGTGTCGTCTGTGTCCTCGTCTGCCAACAGTTCGCTAACAAAGGTCCACGAACGTGGTGTAGCAAAGGCACGGCTGGAGCTCTTGGCATCAAAGTCGTACAAGTCTTGTTTGGCAAATGTAATGTAGCCAACAACGTCTTTGTGGATTTGATTGCGAACAGCCCAGTCTTGCCAGCTTGAAAAGTCCACACGCATCTCCACGTGAACAAAACGGTTTGCCAATGGAGTAGGCATACGATATGTAACACCTTTGTCGCTTTCACGATTACCTGCGGCAATCATTACAACATTGTCGGGCAATTTATATTTGCCGATACGACGATTCAAAACAAGTTGGTAAGCCGCGGCCTGTACAGCAGGAGCCGCCGAGTTCATTTCATCCATGAACAAAACCACAACTGGATACTTACTGGCCAACTCTTCATCGGGCAAGTCAATGGGCGGTGCCCAATCCATCTTACCAAGTTCTTTGTTATAGAACGGAATACCTCGAATATCTGTAGGATCCATTTGACCCAAGCGAAGGTCGATCATAAAGCCGCCGAGATCCTTGGTAATCTCTGCAACAACGTCGGACTTGCCAATGCCGGGAGGACCCCACAAGAACAAGGGACGTTTTTTAGCAAAACATTTTTTAATTGCACGACGAGCACCTTCTGAGGTAACTGTACGGTGATCTGATGCTGATACTTTTGGCATAGGGCTATTTCTTTCTTAAGTTGTTACAATACTAATATTATACAAAAATCTGTTTTACTGGTCAACTGTTTTCTGCAAGTTCTTCTTCTTCATTGTCCCAGTCTGAGTCACTAGAGGTTTCAATTTCTATATGACCAAACTTGAGCAACCCGGCATCTGCAGAAACTTCAAACGGGTATTCAAATTCAACGAATGCACCAAGTTCCTGCAAAAATTCTTGTGAGTATTCCTCATCTTGGATGTCTTCGATACGAATGCAACCAATACTGCCCGAATCCACTGAGTGACTAGTTCGCATATTGGAACCGTAAGTACCGTCACCGTATGCAGTACCAAAACTGGCAAAGCGTCGACCATCTTTTAGTGTAAACTCACCTTCTACACCCCGCCCTGGTGATCCAGGCGGAAAGAACAAACCAACACATTCGTCCCAGGCATCGTGCATGACATAGCACAGATCACCAACGTAATATTTTCCTGCGGGCATTGTCATACCAATTCCTTAAGAGTTAACAGTTTGATAAGGGCTAAGTTCCTCGGCGCTGTCAGAGTCAGAAGCTTCATAAACCCATGTAATCGGCACTTCTAAAATTCTTGCCACTGTCACAGGCAGGTAGCCTTCTTCGAGCAAGTCATTGATCTCGATTGATAATTCTGCCATTCTACTCATAGTTTAACCCCAGTCCTTTTTGTCACCGTATTGTTCGTTCCAGTCGTAACCGGCATTGTATTCTGCAATTTCTTCATCTGACATAGCAGTAACCTTGTCACCATTGTATGTTCCTTCAGGGAACCAGTGAGGATTACGGTCGCGATGATAGTAAGAATCGGCACTACCACGATCGTACAAGGATCCGTGGCGCTTGCGATCAAACTGTGGTAGCATTTCAAGTGTAACTGTCATAGTCTACTCCTTTAATATATGTATATTATAATAGAATTAGAATTACTGGTCAACTGGTGCAAACATCTTGCTACCGTTTTCCATGACTACACGATATGCTTCCATTGTTTTTTGTGTTTGGGCAAGTGGGCTTTTTTGGATAAATTGCATCATTTCCAAAAATCCCATACCCAGAAACTCTGCATCTTTTTGTATAACTTTAATTGCTGTGATTGTCTGCATACTGGCTCCTCTTTGTTAAACTATGCTATATTATAGCAAATTGGGAAATATCGGTCAACCAAAATTAAACCCAGCTGTCAACCATCATAACGGGCTTCTTCATCACTCGTTTGACAAAGTCCTCGGGCTCGTCATCTGCACGGACTAGCACAAAGCCCATGCTCTCTACCAAGTCCACCTCGCATACCTGCAGGTCCACCGCGGCCGCTTCAAATGCAATGTTCATTTTGGTAAGGGCATACTTAACGCCTGCTTGGAAGGCCTCGTACTCGTTTGCGCCTGTTTCATCAAAGTCAAACTCTGTTTCCATAATGTGGGCAAACTCTTGTCCATCTGCCACGATGAACTTGTTTATCTTCTTCCAGTTGCTCTGCTTCTCACTGTCAAAGTGGTCACAGCACTCGTTAATGTCAAAACTAGCAAAGTTGTCATAGTTTACTGTAGTCATTTCTCGCTCCCTTTTGTGTTAACATGTGTATATTATAGCAAATGGGCAAATTCTGGTCAACCACAGGAATTGTGGTATTTTTGCAACAAAAAACCCTACATTTTGTAGGGTTTTGTGTGTGGGTTTAATGCAACAGTCTGTCAAATCTATGCCATTAAATGACCATGTTTTTGTAGATAAAAATGACCGTTTAGCATGCCCACAAATCCATCAAACTTGTTGTCAAAAGTATATTTTAAATATTTTTTATCAATATTTTTTTCAATATGTTCTATGCCCTTGAACCAACATTGATACTCTTTGGTATCTTTGAACCCTTGAAAAAACCAGTCGTCCCACTCGCACCAAATTGGGCTGGATGATTTTTGAACTTGAAATGTGTCTAATTTCCAATTTGGATAGATTATACCGCGAGAAATGACTTCATAGGCTTGTCGACTTGCAAAACCAGGAGTGGGCCAGGTCAGTATAGATTTTAACATTGGATTTTGTTCAAACCATGTCATGATCATGTGCGACTGTTTAATTATAATTTCAGGCAGGTCTGGACTCCAATAAAATAATACCAACTCTGCATTATCATAGTCTTGATTATTCAGTCCACCTTGGCAATTGTTAACTAGAGTATCTAGGAAATAAACAGCATATTTGTTGTCCTTGATACACACCCGAGGTTTATCGATACCCACAACAATTGCAGTTTTTAATCCTCGGTCCAAGTTTACTAATTGTCCTTTTTCTCGAGTGTTTGAATAACGAGTTACAAAGTGAGGATTAAGATGTTCTCTAGTTGTTTTTAACCACTCTTCCCCGTCGTAGTTTTGAAAACTACTGACAGTTGCCTGCGACACATCGTAATAGGTTATTTTTGTATTGGGACTGCGAGATCGTATTTGGTCTAGTCCCATACGAGTTGTTAACTCAAATTCTGCTTCGATGTTTCTTGCATCAGTCACACCACGATTGGCAATAACAGTAGGAGTGTGTGACCTATTCCAGATGGTTACAATTTCATCAATATGACATCCAGCATCAAAAAAAGCATCAACTAGAGTTTGGCTGTCACTCCCACCGCTATAATTTACTATAACATAGTCGTATTTTTCTCGTATCTGTCGAGCTCGAATCTTATACAGATCTAGTATACTAATCTCTGGTTCGTGTGTCCAATTAGCGGTATTCCAGACGTTATCACAAAACTGCCACTGTGGGTAGTTGTTTATTTTGGTCCCAGCAATACATGCATCTATTTTGCTTCTGTATTGCTGGTCACCAACTGTATAAAACCCAAGTTTGGGATTGATACCATTAATCATTGAATTGGTAAATTAAGCTGTTTAGAAATAATTAAGAATTTTCTCTTCTCTTCTTTTAAGAACTCAGCTGGGGAAAAGTCTTTTGCAGGTGCCATGTATAGAGATTTTAACTCACGTTGAACTTCTGCAGAACTGGCTACGGTCCTGACATGTTGTAAAACTTCAGGATCGGCTCCTCGATTGGCTATTAACAATGACCATCTGTAGTATTGATGATCGTTGATTTTGAGTTCTTGAAGGGTAGGAACATTTTTAAAAGCGTCTACTCTAGCAGGACTACCCACAGCCACAGGCACTAGTTTGCCAGAGCTGATGTGCTGATCAAGCAACATTGCGGATTCGTTAAGATAAGTTAATTGGCCTCCCAAAAGATCTGCTATAGCAGGACCTTTGTACGGTATATGAACAAAGTTTTTTTTGTCGCCAGCAACCAATGCTGATATAGTATGCCCAGCACCACCGAGCCCTGAGCTTCCGTAGTTTACCTCTCTAGTTTTGGTATAGGTCACAAAGTCCTGCCAATTCTTTATTCCAGTTTGAGAATTAACCACTATTACTGAAGGCTCTGTTCCTAGATGCGCTACAGTAACAAAATCCGTGCTTGGATCATAAGCGTTGGTGCTTGGATTTAAAATAGGCAAACTAACCAAAGAAGGTCCGGCAACCAACAGTACAGTTTCCCCTGGAGTTTTTAGCGTGGCCATGTGAGCGTGGGCAATCCCGCCACCTGCTCCCAGTTTGTATTCAATTTGAACTCGATATCGATTTTTGTCAATAGCTGACTCAATCACACGAGCAACACGGTCAGCACTTCCGCCTGCGGAGTACTGCACCATAATTTTGATTTCTTTGGGCGGCTGGTTAGCCATGCTGGACATTGAAAGTGCGCACAGCAATAAACCAAAACAAAATGATAATGATTTTTTAATCATGTAATATTTCCTTAAAAAGTTGAATTGTAATGCTTGTGAAAGAATTCCACTTACAGTAGGCGTTCTGTTATAGTATAACAGTAAAGACATCACTATGTCAAGCGTCGATTTGATCTGACGTCGGCCCTGCCGGCGTTGCAAAATTATTTATAAACTGAAATAACCTGGTCAAAAAAAAGCCCACTTCGGTGGGCTTTTTAATTTAAGCTACAAACGGAGTGTATTCAATACCTGTTGTGGCCAAGCCAACTAGGCCAATAGTGGTTTCAAACGCTGCCAACTCACTGGCAGCAACTAGTACATCGGCTTGACTCAACTTGCTGTTAGTCATCCATGCTGTATAGTCTGTGACCTGTGCCAATGTAGCATCTGTACCGAACACATTTTTGTAAACGTGCTTGATGAATGTTTCATCGCTAATGCCACCCGCATCTGCTTTGTAAACTGAAGTATTCAACAGGACTTCTGCCAACTGCTTGTTGGTCCATCCTGCGTCGGCAAGATGAATACCAATACCTTTGTATGCGTTGGTTACATCTGCTGTGCCCAATGCGGCAGCTAACAAAGCGTATACATCACCTGCACGACCCGCGGCATCATAAGCAACGGCTTTGTCTGTGAACACCACACGCTCATGGTCAGCAAGATTGAATTCCATGTTGCTGACTAATGTGCTGGCCAAAGTGACTTTAGCGGCAGTTTTGGTTGTTGTGAACTCAGTGCTTTTACCGCCCATTGCGTAGGTGTCAATGCCAGCGGTACCAGTAACATCAACAACAACGTCAACTGTGCCATCACCAACACGGCCGGTACCTACTACACCGAATGTAGCAACTTTGCCAGCAGTACCAACTGTGGCAACTGTGACGATCAAGTTGTTTGTACTTGTACCGCCCAACGCTGTACCCGCAAGAGTGATTGTGTCACCTGCCGCATAACCTGAGCCTGCACTGGCTACCAAGCTGTCAAGAACAACGGAGTATACTCCATCAGTTTTAGTAACATCAAACGCGGCGCCAGTGCCTGTACCGCCTGTTAGGCCTGTAACATTTTGGTAAGTGGCATTAACTGCTTTGTCTTTGATTGTAATTGTTGTAGTCATAATATTCCTTTAAATTAACTAGTGTAGTATATAGTGTTTCTACTGATGCAGTCAACAAGAAATCAACTGAACTTGTGCGTACACGCACAAGTTTGTCACGGAAAATAAGTTTTTTGCCAAACATTATCCAACATAATATTTGTATAACATACCAGCTGTGTAAATGGTTAGCAATACACTATTGGATGTGATCATTGACTTGTGACGCATTTGTATGCTAACAGCCAACCACAACCCGGTTTCTAAAAAACACATGATTGCACCCAGTGGATAAAAGTCTAAAGACACGCAGACCGCACCAGCAATTGAAATTGTGGTAGCAGTCCATTCGATTATTGCTTGTCTATTTAACTTCATACTCAACTAGTATAACATAGACAAGAATGCACAGTCAAGAAAAAGCCCACCAATTAGTGGGCTTGTTTAATCTAATCTACTAGAAATTAGAAACTGCGTGTGTAGAACATATTGTAACCATTCTGACGTGAATCACCGGTGATTCTATCAAATCTAAAACCCACAGCATCCTTTTTGTTGATTGCATATGCTACGCCAGCACGTACTGTATTAGTAGTGTCTTTGTTTACATTGGCATTGTCTGTGGCTGTGCGATAACGGTAAGCAACTCTAGCTGTTAGACTAGGAGTTAAAGGAACAGCAATACCAGGCTCAATAGAGTAGTATGTAAACTGACCGCTAGTGCCATATCTTTGGCCTAGTGCTACTTTGGTATAACCTTTGACAGAACCAAACAATGGAGTAGTTGCAGTACCACCGACTTCTAAGCGTGTGCTAACTGAATTTGTGTTATCAGTCTGACTAGATGCAAGTTGCGTGTGAACACTGAATGTGTTGTTGATACTTTCACTCAATGTAAAGTTAGTGCCCATTTGGTCGTTACCGCCAATGGTGTCGCCTTTTCCGCCTTCAATTGTAATTGAACCAGCAAACGCTGTGCTACTGATCGCAATAGAAATAATTGCTAAAATTTTCTTCATTTTTGTTTTCCTTAAAAAGAGAATGAGCTTTAAATCATTCGCTACTATGTATTAGAGTTTGTGGTAACATCAATTAAAATTTGGGGTATTTTGGTCAAAAGAAAACCCGCCGAAGCGGGTCTCTGAGTTTCTGTTACGAGGTATGTCTTACCCTAGACGGCTTTTATCAAGCTGCCAATGCGAACTGTGAGTCGTTTGCGTTTACTTTTTTTGCTTCTACAACCGGGTTACCCCTGTCCTACGGCTTCTGCATTGCCGAGCTGTCCACTAATTTACTTGTTGCCCTGTCGAATCTAGGTCAGGCCCATCAAAAAGACTTTTTATAATCCAAAACATATAGTTGACTACAACTAAGATGCCCCACATATAAACCCAATGCCAATTCTCAAACATAAAAATCCTTTTGGTGGACCTGGGGGGATTCGCACCCCCGTCCAGAACACTTTTCTCTTTGCTTCATACAGCAATAACTCTTACTTATTGATTATACGTCAACAGTTTTATTGACTGTTACTCCTGATTTCTCTAAAAACTTTATGCCTGAATCATCTCGGTATGCTTTGCCATAAAATACTCTGCGTATGCCGGATTGATAAATCAGTTTGGCACATTCAATGCACGGAGCATGAGTAACAAACAAATCAGCACCGTCTCCGCTTTCTGTGCTCTTGGCTAATTTTGCAATGGCGTTGGTTTCTGCGTGAAGTACTTCTGGCTTTGTTTTCAATTCATAATCACCAGTTTTATCCCAAATCTCATCTTCACAGTTGTTATCCCAACCAGCAGGCATGCCATTGTAGCCAATACTGATAATTCTATCATCCTTGACCACAATAGCACCCACATGTAATCTACGAGCATGGCTGAGTTCTGCAAATGTTTTAGCAACATCCATGTAGGCTTGAATAAATTTTTCTTTCATATTAGTCCACACTTGGTCCGTTGCCGTTTTTAAAACCAACTACACCGCCTTCTGCCTCAATGCGTTTGATCACATCTTCAAACAAGATAGGTGTAAAGTCTGTTTGTTCCACGCATACACAATGATAGCGAACGTCGACTACAGGGATGCCATACTTGCCCACAGGTTCCATCATCACACGATTGGCATGAAGGTGACCATGTATGTTGACACCAAATCTGCCCAGGCTTGCTGTATGGATAGGGATATGACTCAATATCATTCCGTTCATCACATGGTATGCCCGAAGTTCACGAAAGTACTCTCTGTATTCGTCATCGCGGAAGATATCATGGTTTCCACGGATCAACACCTTGTCTCCGTTTAATCGATGTAATGTCTTTAATGCTCGACGATTGATAACAACATCGCCCAGGTGATACACCTTGTCACTGGGACGCACACGGTCGTTCCAACGTCGGATCATTTCCTCATCCATTTCGTCAGCATCATCCCAGGGACGAAGTTTTGTAACTCCGTCATCTCGTGTGAAGCGGCAGACACCCATGTGACCAAAGTGCGTGTCGCTGACTAAAAATACACTAGGCATCATGCCCTCCTTTCTTTAACTTAAATTATACAATTGTTTGAGTTACCAGTCAACTGTTTTTGTAATAAAAAATAGTTAAAGGCACTACCCTGTGTTTAAAGCATTAGGTTTTATCAACGGTATCAGCGTTGCCGTAACACTCCCATCAGCATGTTCAACCAAGTGCCACTTGGCTCGGCCAGTATATCGGCTACAGTAGGCTATGGGTGATCACTTCCCTGGTAGTTAGGATCTGCTGGCTAGGCTTTCTTTCGCTCACGCCTTTAACTATTGCATTAAAAAACTTTGTCTGAACGTCTGGGTCGACGGTCGGGATTTTTCACTTCTGTAGGTTTTAACAAATACTCTCTACCCACATGTCCTGTTTCAATTTCCTTAAGAGCAGTAACCAATGCTCCATTTGTGGAAGCAATGTGAGAGCGATAGCCGTTGCGAAGTTCTCTAACTCTGCGACTTGCAATTAGCACAAGATCAAATCGATTACCAACTTGTTCTACTGCATCTTCTGATGTAATTCTTGCCATGTTAATCCTTAAATGTATTTTTGATGTAGGCGTTGCGAGTCATCGCCTAAGTCTTTTATTAATTTAGCATTGTAATAAAAGTGTTCTGTGTGATTGTTGTAATAGTTTTTTAAATCATTAATGCTGTGATCTGCAATTAACTTTTTAACTGATTGCATTGCCAATGATACCCTTTCGTGAAAATCACGCACTCCTTGATATCTGTAATCAATCAAGTCATGCGGGAACCAAAATCCTTGTGCTTCTAAATTACTTACTGCATTATAACAAAGAGGTATAGCTACCAAATGATGCCAAAAAGCTCTCATAGTTTTCTCTGTGAATTCTTGATGTAAATCATTGTTTTTTGTTTCTCTGATCACCGAAGCAAAGCAACAGCGGTTGTTATTCCATGTAAAACTATCAACAAAACAAAATTGCTGAACTCTTTTTTTAATTGCAGTATTGTTGTTGATATTTTTTATTTTAACCTCACCATCGCTGTTGACTTTTGTGTCATACAATGATGATATTAAATCAATAGTGTCCTGACTTTTAAAATAAGTGATTTGTTCTGCATAGTCTAATAGCAGTTGTTTTGATGGTAATTTATACAGACTATCAAATAAACAATAATCTAAAAACTCCAATACTCGCATGGCAATGTATGATCTATCATTGTAGTGTTTTGTACCACCTGCCCAGTAACTAAAATGATATTGCATCATTTTATTTTTTTCAGAGACTATGTCTGGATGACTAACAAATTCACTCGGGCTAAAACAAGTACGATAAGCACACTCGCAATAGGCCCAAGACAACTCAACAATTAAAAAAGATTTTTCGTGATAAATGCTACACCATTCTTTCCACCATTCTTTCATTCCCAAACTCTGACCTAACACCACAGTGATGTTTTCTATATCAGCACATTTTGTGCGTAACCACTGATGCAGATAAACCATTAACTCTTCGCTGATGTATTCTTGGTACAATATAGCCACAGGCTGTGCAAAACTTGTACCAAAATCAAAATGTTGTGTTAATGTATCAAGTGTAGAAAAAACAAACTGTTTTAATTCAGCCGAATTTAACGTATCAGTGTTGGATATCAAATCATCGCCAATTCTACAGACTATTTTGTAATCTGTTGGTTGTTGACTTGTTCTAATGTACCTAACAACATCTTCGTTGGTGATGTTCATGGGTATTCGTAATTGATAGTCAAATTGTTAATTCTAAAAGTGTTTGCACCGTTTTTAATATGGAATTTTTTAGCCATTTCTGTGGGAGGACTCAGAGTAACAAATCTTTTAATATTGGGTTTGTTTTCTCTTATGTGTTTGACTGCGTCTAGAATAAGTTCACGACCTGCACCGGGTGCATAACTCCAAATAGTATAAAAAACTACTACACTAGGATCAGTAACTGGTTCAAATAATTCGCTTTCATCAAGCGGGATAATGTTTTGATAGCTAGCACAAGTGATAGCTTTGGCTTTACCATTTTCATCACGAAGCACAAATATATCTCTGTTTGTGCCTATGCGACTACTAGTAGGGATGTGAGGGCGAACTGGATCTTCTTTGAGCAGTTCAATGATGTTATCTGTGAATGATTGGACAAAGTGTAGCATGGTAACCTTATATATGACGTTATGTGTGTATTTAATATTAAAGACTAATATAATGGCCGGCCCTGAGAGGATCGAACTCCCACCTCCAGGTTCGAAGCCTGGAATGATATCCATTTCACCAAGGGCCGATATGGTGCTCTCAACAAGAATTGAACTTGTGTTTCGCCCTTACCAAGGGCGTGTAATGCCATTATACTATGAGAGCAGAATTTGTAATATTGATAAAGTTTTAGTGTAAATAAAAACATGCCTAATTATGATTCCTTTTATAAAAATCTTGCTAACAAAACTGTAGACTGGTTGCCCATGGACACTGAAGAATTATACAAGAAAAATCTTGACAAACGCCACGGTGATCTAGTACTACAGGGCTGGATAGATAATCACTTTACATATGAATTTAACTCACATGGGTTTAGGTGTAAAGAGTTTACTGACAAACCTAGTATCATGTTTCTTGGGTGTAGTTTTACAATGGGCATGGGGTTACCTGTAGACTTAATTTGGCCTGAGTTAGTATCAACAAATCTAAATTTACAATGTGTTAATCTTGGCATTGCCGGCTCCTCCGCTGATACAGCATTTAGGTTATGTCATGGATGGCTAGATAAAATTAATCCAACCACAGTTATTTTTATGCAACCTCCGGGCATAAGATGTGAACTGGTAACCAACGATAATATTAAAAATGTAGATATTGAAGATCCATCAACAAAAGAGTTTATTAAACTTTGGACAGTAGACGAAAATAACAATTATTTCAACACTGAAAAAAATACATTAGGTATACAAATGCTGTGTACTGCCAAAGGAATCAAGTGTGTTACAGTTAATGCTAACGCACTCACATCAAGCTACTCTAATTCACTTGGTAGAGACCTTTGCCATCCGGGCATTGACAGGCATCGAGTTTTTGCTGAACGATTGTCAATGAAGCTTGGAGCGGACAGAGAGAATCGAACTCTCAACTAAACCTTGGCAAGGTTTCGGGTTACCATTACACCATACCCGCATCAACTTGGCACCATATGTGGAATGTACGGAACTGCTCTTGGTCCACCATACAGTTGTTCAAAAAGCTTTTTGGCTTCTTTTACGTCCTGTGCATATATTCTTTTCTTCTCTTCACCTTGCGGTGTTCTAACAGTGGTTTCGTACATTGGCATTCTTAGGCTACTTTCAAACTTTTGAAACGATCGGCAGCATAGCTGGCAGCAAATGCATCGGGTTTAACAAACGGTACAACATTACATGTTCCTTTGATATAGCCAATGGCCTGGCTGATAACACAGCTAGATCCATATTGATCATCGGGGTTAATGTCTAAGTGTACTTCAACCTGTCTACCTTCAAGTACATCTGCTAGCTTTAGGTACAACTCGCTGACCTTATACACTTCGGACATAAGGCGCATTGCTGGCCTATGGACTTTGTGATCGTAATCACGTTCACGTTGTACTTCACCAAATAACTTGCAACCGTTATTTCCGTTGATGTGTACAACAACAGCCAAGACATAGTCAGCATGCCATTGACCATCAATGCGCATACGTTCAGAGTCACAGCCTAGATAAATTTTAGTATCTGGCCCTTGTGCTTCAATAAAGCTCTTGACTTCTTCTAGATTGATTTTTTTCATGGTTACCTTGGTTACGAGTTGGGATCAAGTACATGGCTATACATGATGTCCTTTACTGTAGCTGTTCTTTCGTTTTTGTTTTTACTTCCTAGTACTACAATTATGTAGTCTTTGTCTTTTTCCGTTACAAACAAACTCATACACCAACCGGCGGCACTGGTAAGACCAGTTTTGCTGATTACAATATTGTCAAATTTAAATAACAGTGATTGATTGGTATTGTTTAAATTTACAGTTCGTGTTTTCTTTTTGGCTAGGGTAGCAATGGCAACATTCTTTTTAACTGATGTTTCTCTGATAAACCAATAACTGGATGCTGTTTGTATCATGTTGGCCACATCATATACTGTGCTGACATTGAACACGCCCAGGCCAGTTGGATCAATAAATGCAGTATTGTTCATATCCCACATTTTGGCATGTAGGTTCATTTGTTTAACAAATGCGTGTCTACCGCCAGGATAATCTTCAGCAATGGTTTCGGCAGCGGCATTATCACTGCGAACCAACATTGCATTTAACAGCTCGTGTCTGGTATAATATTGTTTAGGTAAACTGCTCGTGACACGATTACTGAGCAAAAGTTTTCTACTTAGATCTTTATCGTAGTCAAGGGTTACCATTGCAGTCATTAATTTAGTAATGCTGGCAATAGAACGAACTTGCTCGCCATTATGTACATATCGTGGGTGGTTGGAATTTACATCCAATACCAGAATGCTTGAATTGCTAGGAAATGCATAAGAGGGTATGCTAACAAGTAATACAAGCATTACAAAAAGTCTCTTCATGATGCTTCCTTTGTTCTATTATATATGCTAAATTGGTGCCCCAGAGGAGACTCGAACTCCTAAAATTTGGCTTCTAAGACCAACACGTATACCAATTCCGTCACCGGGGCTTTAAATACAGTATGATTGATTGTAACACATCTACTGACATATTGTATGAGAAATCGGCAAAACAGTCTTATATTTCTCCAACTTACCATAGTACACATCGTGTATTTGTTCCTGACCCACTGTTGAATACATCCAAACCTAAGTTTATTCCTGATCCATTGTTGGTACCAAGAGACGGAATCGAACCTCTAAAGGCCGCTATTCTAACCAGATAAATATATCAACAAAAGGAAATGTAATTATG